TCATTTTTTCTCGATTGTTTCGACATGGTCGGCCAAAGCCGACTGCTTCTGGCGGCACCTGGCGTAAAGCCCCCGACTAGATTCGTAGTAGTAGGCTCGAGACTTGGGGTTGCGGGATTCGTCGCCAGGGATCGGCGGCGCCTCCGGGCAGCGTTCTTTGGCCCAACCGGGTGCCTCGCGCAGTCCGACCGGGGCAACGGGCTTGTCTCCGGCGCAGCCTGCCAGCATCGCCGCGATCACGAGCATGATGACGAGAATGGGCATGGTCACTTGATCCTGTTGAGCTTGTCGATTGTAGACTTCGGGATGGCCGGCGGCGGTGGCGTGGGTTGGCCTGCAACGGGAACCGGGACGAAGATCTGCTCGACCTCCTTCACGATCTCGACCCTTACGTTGCGGCGCGCCTCATCGGCCTCGTCAAACGCCGTGGTTGCAGCCTTGGCCACCTTCTCAAGCTGGGTGTTCCGCTCTTCGATTACGGAGACCCACTTGTTCTCGTTCTCTTGCGCGCCGATCGACTTGACGTGCAGGTAGAGCCACGTTCCGGTCCCGAGGATGACAGACGCAAGCAGCCCCCAAAGCACCGCCTTGGTGGTCAACCATGCCGGCAGCGCCCAGGCGCTAACCGCTTGTGTTGCCAGCCCGCCCACGAGGCCGAGGCCGGTAGCGACCCGACCGGTAGGCTTGAAGGAAATAGTGGCCAGCCACGACAGCGATGACCGCCACCAGTAGCGCAGGAACGAGAGTGTTGACGCCCACGTACCCGCGAGCGACCTTTGCCAGTGCATGTGCAGCCTCCGCCGTTGTCCCGATTTCGGTGATAACGCCACCCACTGAATCCTTGATCTTCTGCATCGCGCCGGTCGCAGTCTGCATTTGCGTGCCGACTGCATCCGCTGTCTCGATGGCGACCGAGACACCGGCTGTTGCCACCGACACATCGCGCGCGATCTTGAGGGTTGTTGCGGTGCGCGACCCGGCCTTGCTCAGGTCCGCTAGACTTGCCTGCTCCCGGGCGTCGGTGTCGTCGGCCACCTCATCATCACCGTCGAACATCGCGGTCGCCTTGGCGAACCAGCGATGACGCGCGGCAAGCCCATTGGTGCCGCCGTTGACGCGCCGAGAGACCTTCTCGACGTCTCCGGTATCGGCGAGCGCGTTGCAGCCGCTGGTTTGCCACTCGATGAACGCCGCCTCCCAGCCATAGCGGGGCGTCGAAAGCAGGTCGGGGTCAGCCACACAGTCAATGCCAAGCGCGGTGCTGACTTTGGTGTAGATGTAGCGGCCGGTGCATTGCAGCGGACCGCGCCCGATGAACTTCGCCCCGTCGCCTGGCTCGCTGTTGCCGAGGTCACGCACTCGCCCGCCATATAGGCTCTCGGCCAGCAGCGTGTGATCGCGACAGAGTTCTGCGGCCACGGCCTGGAGCGAAAGCGACCTGAAGCGCTCGATCTCACGCGCCGCCTTTTTGACCCGAAACGAGTTCGCCTTGAGCAGGCTTGCCGGCAAGTGGTTCAAGTTCTCGCGCATGCCCTTGACCGGCGCGCCGCCGCGACCATTGGTGCGCAGCCCGTCCGTCTCGGCCGAGACCTGGGCGAGGAAGTGATGCCAGCGACCGGGCGTTTTGAGGCCATACTTGTTGCCCCAAGCGATGTGATTCTGCACAAAGCTGTCGACCCAGGCCGGGTCCCCGTTGGGCCAGAAGCGGGCCATGTCCGATGCGGAAAAAACGAGCGCCATGTGATCAAGCTCCGTTCCAGAGGCTGTCGGCCGTGTAGTCGGTCGGGATTGGGGTCATGGCCTCAATCTCGTTGCTTCTTGTCCGAACAGCTTTAATCGCCGTTGCCAGCCCGCGAAGTGCGGCGGCTTCGGCTTGCTCTTCCGTCGTGAGCGGGCGGGTGTGTCGATAGTCGTTGAGTTCGTTCGCCCTCATATTGGCGTTGAGCTGCTTGATGATCCCGCTGGTCAGGTCTGGCGCGCCGGTAATCGCCAAGATGCGCAGCTGCGCTTCGGCTTTTATGTGAGCGGCGGTTATTACCACGGCAGGCGTTGAGCGGACGATGCGGACCTGTGTAGGCTCGATGACGACCTGCTCGCTCGGCCCGGCACCTTCCGTGACGACCGGTCGAAGAACAGGACCGCCGTCCCCTTTCTCGTCGAGGGATACGCGCTTGTGGATAGGGTAGCCGTCCCAGTCGGCAATCTCGCGCCAACCGACTATTGCCCCTCCGTCCATGACTGCATAAGTCGCCATTATATCCCCCATGATGCGGCTACGCCCGCCTGGACGTTCGGCGTGGCGATGTCGCACTGAATGTTCGCAGAGCCACCGGAATTGACCGTCCCACTAGCGCCGGTTATATTGTAAAACGTCCGAAAATTGTGATCGTAATCCTCGGTCGCGCCCGTCCAAGTGGACGTCGTGTATTGCGGGTTGTTGACCGCCGCTATGACGATCCCACCTGACGGCACATTGACCGTAAAACTGGCTGGATTGGCCCCACTTGTTGCCGTCCCAATTACGGTTGGGTTAATGCCGTAAGCCGCCCACTTGGCAATTGCCGTAATATCGACCGTTGTGCTCCACGTCACAACAATATCGGCGGTGGCACCGGTCGGCACGGCAGCAATAAACAGAGCCTGCGTCGTAGACGCTGCGCCACTGTAGTCAGTCCGCATCTCGACAGCAGGGGTCGCAGTAATGCCGCCAATCGTAACAGTCGGCGTTGCGGGCCGAGTGCCTGAGTTTTGCATGACCGCAACAATAACATAACGGTTGGGGGCGGCCGTTCCGATCGCCTCCGCTGTGAACGTCTGTGTCGATCCGCTCCCAGCGTCATTGCGACCGGTGTGGACGAGGGACGCAGCACCGACACCGCCATCAAATGTTGGCATGAAGGTCATTGCAGGGCCACCACGTTGAGCAGTGAGAAACCATTGTGCTTCGTGATGTAGGCCAGGAAATCGTCGCCATTGACGGTCGAGAACGCTGCGCCCGTGACCCGCGTAAATCCACTTGTTGTGATGGCACCCGCACTGCCGTTGTTGGTATACTGGACAATGATGGTGCAGTTGTTTGTCGGCGGAGCTAGAGTGTGGGCGCCACCGTTCACGGCATACTGGAAGTTGCCGCTCGCTTCGTCCGGCGTGAATGTGCCGGATGATTTGGTGCCGGCGTTAAACGCCGTCGCCGAGTAGCCAGCGCTCAGCGCTTTTGTCGCGTTGGCGCGAACGATGTTGGTGTCGACCCGCTCGTACCCCACAGCAGGCTGGTAGGACAGACAGCGCCAATTGCCCGACGCGTCGCTGGCAAAGATCGCTGAGTCGCCTGCCGCCGTTGTGCTGCTCGTGCCGCCCGGCAGGATCAGCGTTGTCGCGTTGTGAGTGAGCGTGAGCGCGCCCGTAAACGTCACAAAACGCACGACATTGGGCGCTGCCCCGAGCGAGGTGATGGTGGTCGTGCCGGTGACGGAGACGCGGTGCGACGCCGCAGACCCGATGTCACACGTGGCAGCACTGGCCACAGACACCACGTTGCCGCGTAACCCGCCGCCCTCAGTGTACCGGTAGTTCGTGCCGTTCGAGACAATGCGGCCGGACTGTCCCGGATTCAGAGTGATGCTGGCCGCGCCGTTGATCGTGCTTGTGGTCGGCGTGATCGTTACGACGGTTGAGCCCGCGTTGAAGACGTCGCAAAACCACCCGCTTGCAAAAGCACTGGCGGCACCCGCTTGAGGCAGGGCAACGGCAATCGAAGATGCGTTCGAGAACGTGACAAGTTTCGCGCGGTCCGTGTCAAGGACCGTATAGGTCGTTCCGGTCTGTGCGTTGACCAGCTGCGCCGCGCTGAGCGTGCCTGTGCTGGTAATTGCACTTCCGGGCGCGGCAGTGGCGACCGTGCTCGCAAGTCCTGCGCCGGGAGAAATGCTTGAAAGGCTGCCAACACCGTTGGCGCCGGGGTCACCAGCGCGCGCGTGGACAACGAACAGCCCGTCTGCAGCAGTGAACGTCGGGGTTCCCGCGACATGAGCTACGGCTAGTTGCGTCCATCCGGTATTGTCAGTCGACGCGGCGATGATGTCGAACACCACGTACTGTTGAGGCGCCGTCTTCTTGCGGATTGTGAGCGTGCCACGAACTGGATTAGTCGAGTCGTCCCAGACCAGCACGAACGCCGACACGTCTGGGTTGCCTGGGTCGGCCGACAGGTCGGATATGGCTATGGCAGTGACGCTGGCCCATGTCGCATGGTTGAACCGGATGCCCGCCGTGCCAGGATCGTCCATCGTCGTGGCTGAGGCATAGGCCCACGTAAACCCGGCAGCGGTCGCATTGGCCGCAGATTGTGTTGCGCTCGTTGCCGCCGCAGATGCTGACGTCGCCGCATCCGAGGCGCTCGTCGCGGCGTCAGATGCCGACGTGGCAGCATTCGTGGCGCTTGTGGACGCGCCCGATGCACTCGTTGAAGCGCTGGATGCTGAGCCAGCCGCCGCAGTCGCCGACGCAGCCGCTGCTGTTGCCGATGCGGCAGCCACTACGGCCTGCCCGAAGATGTCCGTCTCCGTGCCGCCGTCGTCCTTGTGGTAGAGCCTGCCATCCGTCTTGGTGTAGACGATACCCCTGCCAGATGGTGGCGTAGCAGGCGCACTCCCCTCGACCAATTGGAGGCTTGCCACGGCCTTGATCGGCTTGCTCGTGGCGTCATAGCTGGTGCCAGAATTGTCCAGCTTGAGCGCGCGGGTCAGCCCGTCAGACACTTCCTGGTCGACGCGCCTATGGCGGGCCGCGACCGAGTTGTGCGTTGCCGCCGAGAAGTTACCATTTGTGGCGAAGTCGTCGGGTTGGTCCAGCGTCGTCTCGCGCCGGATGATCAGCTTGGTGCCGGTTGCGAGGTTTCCGCCCGATAGTGTGAGCGTGCCCGATGCGGTGCCTGCACCCGTGAGCGTATAGTCGACGCCCTCGACGAGCGCGGTTTCAACGTCAGTCGCGACGACACGGCGCGAGACTTTGATCTCGGAATTTGCGGCAAAGTAAATGCCAACACTGTTGGCGTCCTGAACGGCGAACGCCGCGACCGAGCCGGTTCCGGTGTAGACGACACGGGGGATCGCAGCACTGAGCGCCATTACACATGCCTCCGGTGGCATTGTGTGGCGTCAGACCCCTCTGCGCTTGATCCGGCTAAGTGATTTGCCGGACGGGCGCAAGCCCCTATTGCTGTGGCATAGATCTTGGCGTCTGCGACCTAGCGTCTATCCGATAGCGCGCCATCGAAGAATCGGGCTCTTCAGTCAACAAGTGTTTCTTGACATCTGGCCATACGGCTTTGACGGCATCGTAGCTGTAGACCTTGTTGCGCCCGTTGGTGAGGCGATACCACAATTCTTCGGCAACGGCCGGCGCAGCGGCTTGCAGCTCGCTCCACAGACCCTCTGTCCGCATTTCGTTGCTATTGGCCCAGCCTGGCTTGCCGAGCACGATCTGGGCGTTGCGCGCCTCCCGCATAGACATTTCTTCGAGGATCTCGTTGACCACCCGTTGCGTCGAGGCCGGGTTCACAATCTTCTCGGCGTCGCGGCCTTTCTTGTTCGACTTCTCGACATAGAGCGTATCGTCGGCCATCTGTCGGCGAAGCCCCGTGATCGCCGAGATCACCTGCCGTGCCCGGTTGAGCGGGTGCATGTCCTGATCTTTTTCTTCGTAGTGGTGCTGTAGCAGGGCATAGGCCTTGCGGTCCGGGTCGAGGCGCTGCAGGAATTCCTGCGCTTCGCGTGGTGACTTGATCTCCTTGATGAACCGCTCGTAGCCCTTGGCTGCCATCACATACCGCCCGCCATCCGCGGTCATCTCCGCCCAGAAGTTTGACGTCGAGTAAGCGCCGCGCGAAGACCGCCGGGCGATCCGCGAGATGAACACATAGTCCTCGAACGACTTGTCCGACGTCCGGCCCTTAGAGAAGCCGAGCGCTGGGATGATCGCATCGGTGGCAGTCAGCATGTCGCGACCGACACTGGCAAACATCGCCTTGATTAAGTTGTCCGTTTTGTATGGCGACATCCCGAAGTTCCGAGCCAACAGCTTGGAAAACTCTGACGAGTAGGCATCGTACTGCATTTCAGGCGGCAGACCCTGCAGGCGCAGCGGTAAATCGCTCTTGTTTCGGTCGTATTGGCTCTTGCCGGTAATGCTATCAAGTGGCGTCGTGATCAACGTGTTGTAGATCGTTTCGATGGTTCGGAACGTTGGGATCTCTGGTGCGACCAGAAGCATCTCGCGGAGCGACTTAGCGAACCGCTGTTTAGCCATCGGGTCTTGCTTGACCAACCCGTCGAACATCGCCTCAAACAGGTTGGAGAATACGGCCAGCTCGAACGGCTTCGGCAAGCGCCACCACACGCCGTTTGCTTTGAAGAACCAGTGGGTGATCGCCATGTCGCCCTTGCGCAGTTCTTCATGCTCCGGGTCGTCCTGGTAGAGCAATATCAACGCCAAGCCGATCAGGCCGATCGACGCCATCTTGAGGTAAATGCGCTGCGAGTTCGGCAACGCTTCCTTCTCGCCGATCGACAGCGGCATGCCCTGCGTCGCCTTGATGTAGGGCGTGATCGCGTCTCGCATGTTGACGTAGGTGTCGCGCTCCCCGCGCATGGTGCGCAGCGCAGCCGACAGACCTTGCATCTGGGCGTTCAGGAACGCCACCAAGCGCGACACGGTCATCATCCGGGAGCCGCGGCGCGAGAAGTCCATCACGTCGTGCGAGTTGAACGCGGCCTCGAATGCGGCCTCTTCCTCGGTCATGCCATCTCGCAGCATGCGCTGGTAGGCCTGCTCCATGTGGCCTATACGGCTGGCCGCTTCGGTGATCTCCATGGTGCGAAGCATGGATTGCCACGTGGTCGGCGCCGCTGTGAACCCGCTCTTGCGAAGCTGCATCACGTCTCGACCTTGGCCCACCGTGTCGATCAGGTTGGCGTCGATTCCGCCCATCATGCCGGCGAAGTAGTCGTACCGCGCTTGAGCGTCCTTGCTGGTCTGTGGCGTGGCGACGACATTCGACTTTGATCCTGCGATAGCGCCACCGGCTGCGCCGAGCAGCGGTAGAGCAGCGATCGCCACGCCACCGGTTGCGATTCCAGCGGCAGCGCCCGCCGCAAATCCAGCGGCAGCACCGACCGCACCGCCCCGGCTCATGATGTCGAGACCCTTCAAGCCCGTCCAGAACGGCGTGAAGTCGCGAGACAACACCCACGTAGCCATCTGATCGCGGAACCAGTTGACGACGACGTAGGCCGGCGACTTGGTGACGCCCGCGCGGAATGCTTGCGTGAAGAAGACCACCGATTCCAGGCCGTAGTCAAGCTCCCCGGGCTTACCGACTGACGTGAAGATATTGAAGATGTCCTCGCCGAGTTGATCTGCACCAAGCAAGATCGGGACGCGCTTGCCGTCCTCCCAAAGGTAGACGATCCGCTCGCCGAGTCTGCTGGAGGTTTCAACGGCCTGGAACAGAGTCTTTGAGGCTTCCGCGTCCATCATCTGGTCGAGATCGTCAAGCAGCAGTTGGGCGTCCCACGGGTTAAGGCCTGTTTTAGCGATGATCTTCTGCGCTTCGCTCTTCATCTTTTCGACGACGCCGTCGATGGCCAGATCCCGAGCGCGCATGTCGGTGCGCGGAATGCGCTCTGCGATCCGCCCACCGTTGGGACCTGCCGCTTGGGCAAGCCGATCAAGCGAACCGATCACATCGTTGAGCTCGATCCGAGCTTTCGTCCGGTACACGTCGGCCACGATCGACTCGATCGGGTTGACGAAATCTCTGGTCGAGCCCTTGAAACGGAAGATCATCTTGCGGCGGTTGTCGCCCTTGGCGTTCAGCGACGACGGTCCGTCTTGATCCATGATGCGCTGCAGCGGCACGTACCCGTCGCGGAACCGGAAGTCGTCGTATTGGTCCTGCGTCAGGAACCCGTTCTGGAACTTCAGCTCGAGCAGGTTGGCATTGAACTGGTCGAGCATCCGCGCCGCCTTGCGGAACTGCGGGTAGGCTTTCTCAAGGTCATTCTGCGCATTTGCCCATGCCTGCCGGCTGATGAGGTGGTCGGGCGGAGCGTCCAAGAAGCCGTTGTCGAAGCGGTCCCACTCGGCGTTCATACGGCGGGAGACGAGGAACGCCCCGAACGTCTGGGCCATATCCTCGTTCCATTGGGCGTTGCCCGCGCCGCCGAAAGCTTCGGTGAGGACATCCTGCATGGATGGTCCTCTCGGCAGCGTCCGACCCTTGCCGACCACACCACGCCGCAGGATCGCGGTCGCATGCACACGGGCGTGCTCCATCATCCGAGCGAGCTTGTAGGGGTCGTTCAGCGCCTTGATAACGACCTGCTCGCCGGCCTTGATCTGGCTGCCGAGGTTGCGAGTTGCCTCCTCAATGAGGAACTTAACCGCCACCTTGAGCGGGTTTTTATCGTCGAGCAGCCCGGTCGTCGCCTGGTACAGCCAGTCGCTGGTTGCACCCCGGAAGCCCTTTTCTCTGATCTCTTCCGCCGCCTTGCCGATCTTGGTCGTCGGGCGAACGGTCGATTGCACGCGAGATTTGACCACGCCAGCGGGTGACGCCGCCTGGAGCGCAGCGTATCCGACCTGCACGGCATCGAGCGCGGTCAGCATTTCTGGGCGGTTCTTCTCCAGCATGTTACGGAATTCCCGCGTGATGCCGGGTGCCATGGTCCGCGCTGTCGTCGGGTCGATCACATAGAGCCGGAAGAACTCTGCCCAGCCCTCGGAGAGTTGATCGTTGCCAGGGGTTGCGAGCGGGACAAGTTCGGCGAAGTGAACCTGCTTCAACGCTTCGATGTAGGGCGCGAGTTCGGCGTTGGTCTCGAGCGCGTGACCGCCTTGATGGGCAAGCGTCTGGATGTCGTTCGGTATGGCCGTGCGAACGATACCGGTGCGGCGCGAGAACTGGCCGTATAGCTTGGCCCCGAGCCGGCCCATGGCGGCCTTGAGGCCTGGGTTGAGGCGGCCGCGGCGCTCTTCGATGCCGATGGCTTCCTTGAGCATGGCGATCAGGTCGGACAGCCCTTGCTCTGGTGCTTGGGTGTCTGACTTTGTGGTGTCGCCGAGTTGTGGGAGTTGTGGCGGCCGGGGGCGAGGGACGGGCGGCTGCTGGATCGGGGCGAGCGCCGCCAGGATGTTGTCGCTGTCGGTCTCGTTCGGGTCGAAGTCAGCGTTGACGGAGCGGATGTTTTCAGGCCGCAACATCATAACGACGTCTTCGCCAACCCCGCCAGCGCCTTTAAACTTCGCATCGCGGATGCCGTCAAAACCTTGGGAGACAAGCCGGTCAACCACTGCTTGCGAAAATTCGCGCGACCCCGGCTCAAGTCCGGTCTTGGCAACTCCCACGCGCGCAGCCATGAAGTCTTGCATAGAGCCAAACTTTTGGGCCTTGATAAAATACGACCCTACATCACCAAAGCCGCTTGCGGCCTTTTTGTTTAAGGTCATCCAAATGCCGGGCGTCGATCCGATAGCAGGGTCAAAGGCATCGAACTTTGCAGCCGTACCATGATACCAAGTTGTAGCAGTATCAAACCCCATCTCTTCGGCCCGCGCCTTGCGAGCTCCTGGACTCATGTCGAGGCCTTGGCGTTCCATACCGGCGATGATCCGATCAACCCGGTAGGCGTCATCCGGAACGGTGGCTTCCGATCCACGAAGCGCTTCACGATCTCGAGCAGCGTCATCGGTTGGTGATGCCACGGCAGCATCTGCCGCCGCATTTCGCATCATCTCGATTGCACGATGGGGCATGTAGAGACCGTCGAACGCGGCACCGGTCCGGACATGGAACCGCACCGAATCCGGCGCCACAGCCGCGATCTGCTGGTATGTCTCTGGCGTGATGATACCGTCAGCCGACACCTGCGCGCCGGCGTCGCGCTCAATGGCTTCGATAGCCCGCAGAGCGAGCCCCTTGCCGTGCTGGGCCTTGTCGAGACGAACGCCGATGATCTCCCACAGGTTCGGCTCGCGCTCGGATAGCGCGATGCGTGCCTGCATCTGACCATCAGTCGACACGGTGTAGACGCGCGTGCGAAGCCCGTCCTGCTTGGGTGTCGTGGTGACGCTGCCCTCGTATCCTTCCATTGCGAATGGACGGGTTGTCGGCGTCATGTCGGGCTGTTCGGCGTTCTGGTCGCCATTGCCCGCGAGCGCGAACATGGGCAGGCCATCGTCACGCACCGACGCCTTGACCTTCTCGGTCAATGGAAACAGCGTGAAGCCGGTTTGATCCTTGTCGAATGTGTTTCCGGTATCGTCGCGAAAGCCACGGGCACCGGACGGCGTTTCTCCGCGCTTGTTAACAACCTCCTTCACCCCGACCCTATTCTGAGTCAGGTGATTGACGATCTCGTCACGGGTGACGGACTTCTTGCCGTCGAGGAATTGCGCAAGGTTTGTCGCCTCAATCTCGTTTTGTTTGGCACCGCCTGCTTTAAGCTGGGCCAGCATTTGCTCTGGCGTGCCCTTGGCTTGCTTTAGGCCCTTGGCTGCTTCAAGCGCACCAGAATAATACCCGAGCGCATCCAGATCACGGCGCATGGAACGGCCGGTGTCAGCGTCGACGATCGCGGCCATGACTTGGTCGCGCTCCACCGCCTCGCCTTGTGCCGTTAGAAGCCCTTGCTCAAACGCGTCGACCAGATCAATGACTGGCTCAAGCTCGGCGCGGGTGAAGAACCCGACCTTGTAGAGCTCCATCATGAACGCCACATATTCCTGGTCTATCCGGTCGGCCTTGTCCGACAAGCCCGCATAGTGCGCGTCGTAGGCTTCGAGGACGGAACCCGCCGCATGCCGCTTTGTGCTACCCTTCGCCTGCGAATACGTGCTGATATCGATGTCCAAAACCTTCAGGAGCTTCGCATGCCCAAGCAACCGATCGCGGACCTCGCCGACAATAGCGGTGTCCCACAAGCTGTGGACGGACTCATGCCAAACCTCACCGGGGACGGCCTTAGCTTGGTTCTCAACCACGCCCGGGATCGTGTTGAACAGGATCGTCCGGCTCTGCCGGTGGTAGACAGCGCTGGAATTTCTGATGACGTTCCAAGCAATACGGAACGTCCCGGCTGATCTGCCGCCGGGCCCGGCGACGCGCACGTCGACCAGACCGGTGAATTTGCCGTCCGAGAATACCGGCGTCAGAAGCTGGACGGCCCCGATCTGGACGTTGTCCGGCACCACCTTCATTTCCGTCGCGGCAAGACGCAGAACACGATTGATCTGCTGCGGGTCGGATGCAACGCGGCGACCGGCACCTAGATCGACGGCAGCCTCGGCCACGCTCTGCGACATCACGATCGGACGGGCCGTGAGCGATGCCGATGTCTCGCCACGCATGGCGTCGAACATCATGGCCGCAAACCGGCGGTCTTCGTCGCTGTCGAGCTCAAGGTTCGGATCGCGAGCAGACCAGAACGCCCTGCCGCCCGGCTCAAGACTGTCGCTCGTGGTAGGGGACAGCCCGCCGACGGAGGCCATATCCTCGGCGATCATGTCGTAGACGGCGGTGGCGATGCCTTGACGCTGATAGTCGGCCGTGACGCTGGCATTCGTGACCTCGACGCCACGCACCGCCTTGCGACGGGCCGGCTTCACGATGAACTCAGCAACGCTTTGCCGGGAACCACCCCGGTCGTATGCGTCTCGACCCTTGGGCACGACAAAGTAGGTGACGTTCGATCCGCCGCTCGCGGCGACAACATCAAGCTTGGCCGTGATCGGTCGGCGCACGGGCTTGAACGACCGCAGGAACGCCTGCACCTCGACGATGTTTTCGGCCTTCTCCATGCTGGAAAGGTTGTCGCCATCAGCCAGTGCCGCTTGGCTCCATAGATCGCTGACAGCGCGCACGTCGTCCGCATTGGTCGTCTTGAGCGTCGAGCGTGCCGGGCCCGGCCGTGTCGGCTGAACACGCTTCGCCAGCGCTCCGCGCTCCATCCGCCGGAATACGGCATCCGCCGACATGAAGCCTTGGCCGTTGAATGCCGCTGCGATAGCGTCGAGGATGTCTCCGATCCGCTGCAGCAGCGCATCGATCGTCGCGCCGAAGCGAGCCTTCTGCGGCCCGAAGTATTGCTCGGCGAGCCGCGCAACAAGCTCTTCGTCCATCATTCGCTGGACAAAGGCATCCGCATCTGGCTTGGCAAGGCCCATCTTGCGGGCGCGCGCCTTGAACATATCACGGTAGGCTTCGGTGACGCCGTCACGGTCCATGGCCGTTTCGACACCAACCTTGCGGGCCCGCTCGACGAGCAACGCCCACTCGGCATCGGTGAATGCGTCAGCCTCACGAAGGGCGTGAACCACCTCGTGCGCGCCCGACATCATGGCTTGGTCGGCACCGCGAGATAGCGCGACCTCGATCAGCTTGATGTCAGGGCGGAACTGGCCATACCGCTCGCGACCGCGCTTATCAAATAGGCGATGCGCGAACTCGACTGCAACGTCGGCGGGAAGCATCCGCCGCAAGCGCTGCTCAAGATCGGCCGCGATCGCTGGGTATTTGGCCTGCGCTTGTGCGGTCAGCCTTTGATTGCCGGCCGGGGTTGGCGCCAGATTCATCATTGGCAGGCCGTTCGCCTTGATCTGGCGGCGGACGTTGTCGGGGATACGAACCGCCCAGACCGTGTAGGGCTTCTCGCGCTTTGGAGCACCCATGGCCTTCGGCAATTCGATCTGCTGTAGCGTCAGCGACCCATCACCAGAGATCCGGCGCAGTTCTTTCTGCAAGCTCGGCACGATCTGCCCGTAGAAGAACAATGCGCTGGCGTTGGCCTGGATGCGCGCCGTCGTTTCGATCGTAGAGATGCCTATGCTGTCGACGTTTTCCTTTACCGCGCGCAGCAGGATCTGCCGCGCCATGACGCGCACGTAGGTTTCGTCGATCGGCGTTTCGGGCGTGAACTTACTTGCACGGTCAGGGCTGAATTCGGCGGCGGCGCTTTGCTCAAAGAAGGTCTGGCTTTTCTCGTCCACGAGCATCTGCCCGAAGCCAGGAACTTCGCGGATCGATCCTCGGAGCGATGACCAAGTGCCTTCCTCGTTCCAGTGGTAGCTGTCGAACTGGCCCAAGAAGAACTCGGCGCCGCCGCGCAACCGCTTCGGGAACAGCAATCGGTCTTCGAGATAGATGCCGCGGCCCGGAATGCGCGGCCCGTCAGCCGCACGTGTGCCGCCGTAATCGTAGCCGTCCTCGTGCCCACGACCCGTGCGCGGTCGCTCCGGATTCCACCGGTTGACCCGCACCTTAAAGTCAAAGATGCCCTTTGCGATCAGACGGGCAACCTCGTCGCGTGTGGTCGGCGTGTCGACCATGGGAAACTCAAGGAACGTCGTCTCTGCAACGGAGACACCCGCTTGGCGCATCCAGTTGTTGACGGCAATCCAGCCCATTTCAAAGATCGGGTCGGGGATTTCTTTCAACAGGCGGCCCGACTGCCAGTAGAAGCCGGACTTCATGGTCTCGCCGACTTCGCCCGGGCGCGCGCCGCGCTTGCGCTTCTTCGGCGCCTTCGGCTCAAGCCCATCGCCCATCAAGACGAGGTCGCTCAGGCGTGGCCTGTTGCCGACCGACATCCACTTGTTGGCTATCGCACGGCCCAGCGTGATGTAGTCCTGCCACTCGGCGTGTGGGGTGTCGCTGAAGAATACGTTGCGATCGTACGCTTCTTGCCATTCGGCCATGCTACGGCGTTCTTCAAGGCGTTTTAGGTAGGCATAGTTAGACAAAAGGCTATAGGGGATATTGGCCGATGGCGAGACTGTCGCAGCACGTTCCCGGATCGTGTCGACCGTATTATCCGGCGCGAAATACATCATGTTTGCGATGATCTGGTTGGCATCGCGCCAGCCAGACACGAGATCGTCCCACGACGCGGTGGCCGGGTCGAGATCAAGCACCTCGCGCATTCGAGCCTTGGCTCGAGCCGCATCGTCCGGATTGAACCGGTTGTCGCCCCACTCTGCCTCGTATGGCAGCATCAGAACGTAGCCGTCGGCGTTCGTCCGGCGCGGCACGAGCGACGCCATGCTGCCGTCATCGTCGAACGTCGTCGTTTCCTCTTCGGACATCCCCTCTTCGCGAAGCATCCGGTTCAGCCGATCGCGCAGATCCTGCTCGACGAACGGCTCGGACGCATTGAGCCCGATCTCACCCACCGCGTCCGGGTGGAACGCATCGTCGGCCGATCGAATGCGCTCCGGCTCCCACACCATGACCCGCTCGGCCCGATCGGCGCCGCGGTAGACGACAGCCTCGTAGCCCAGGCGCGAGAGTTCGTCGGCCATAGCCATCGAGAACCGGTGGTCTGTCACGTCTCGTGGCATTACCGGCTGATTTACTGCCTGCCACTCGGTGACGAACCGCGTCAGTAGCTCTGGACCGTCGTAGACGCCGGTCGCCATGGCAGTCGCCCACGCGGCAGGATCGTGCCAGTCGACAATGTCTGGCATACGGATCGACCGCATCTGCCGAATGCGCAGTGCGGGCTCGGACTCGACCTTTGCCGGGGCAAGGCCGGCCCAGGCCAGCATCCGCTCGCCTATGCTTTGACGGGGGGCTGGCGGAGCGAGGGCGGCATGGAGTCCGAAGGTGCCGTCGCTGGGGAAGGCTTCGAGGCTGCTGACGTCGCCGGTTGCCCGGGTCGTGAACCCTTGCTGGACGGCGCGAACCTTGACGGCGTCCGGCCTGAGTTCGGCCGAGAGGAAGGCATCGGCAAGTTGCTTGTCGCTGACGATGGCGGTGACAGCGCGATCTCGAGCGCCTTCTGCGCGTCCCTCAACAGCGCCTTCCGGTCCGACCGCCCCTTCGGCAACTTCTCCGCTCTGGCGATCAACCCCGACAGCAGCGCCATTGGCTCGGCCTTGGACATTTCTCAGTTCCCTTTTCAGTGTGCGGCGTAGCTCTGCCATCTGAGCGTCAGGCCCAGCGGCGGCGGCCGGCGGCTCGGTAAAGTACAGGTGACCACGCCCGTCGGTGACGACCGCCTTGAAGATCTGCTCGAAGCCCCCAATTATCTCCCTTGAAGCGTCGGTTCCCGGCGTCGCAAAAGGACCAATGTCATGACCGGCGAATATCTCGTCTATCTGATCCTTTGGATAGCCACGCTCTATGGCCTTTTGCGCCACGTAATGTTCAAACGCTCGCGCAAAGAGTTCCTCGGGACGGGAAAGGTAGGTCCCGACGATCGGGGGTGAACCCGCTTCGCCTGCCGTCGACTTCTCGAGAACCGTCATCAGCGCGCTGGTTTCAACCAGCAGGTCTCGAGCGGCGTCCGTCGAGGCCGTAACCGCTTCAAGCCGGTCACCTACCGCCTGCAATTGATCCTGAAGCCGTTGGCTGTTGGCCTGGATCGTGGTCGTGTCGCCGTCGAGCGCAGCAAAACGGAGCGTTTCGACGTCGTTATCCAGCGCACGCAACAGATCGCCGGCCGCGACGGCATCTTCAATGATCGTTTCTGCGCTCGAGGTTTCGTAAGCCTGCTCCTGAAGCGCCGACTTGTAAGCGGCATAGGACTCGCGCCACCGGGTGACAGCCTCCGGCACACCTGTCGCCACCCCCTGTCCATCGGCCAGGACGGCAAGCACTCTCTCGAAGCCGGCACGGACACCGGGTGACATCCATGGTGTGGATGTGCGGACGCGATCAGCAAGCAAGGTGCCGTTGAACGCGGTGCGATCCAGCGCCTTCAGCGCAAGATGGGCGCCAGGGATCGGCACGCCGCCGGTCGCCAGCATCGGCAAGCCGTAGGACGCAAGCAGGTTGACGCGGCTGCGCCAGTTGGGTGCCCGGCTGGTCATCTCCCGCTGTGGCGTGCCACTCGCGAGCGAGTCGACCATGTGCCCGAACTCATGGACCACCGCCCGACCGCCAACTCCGTCGTCAACTGTCATCTCAAACGGGGCAACTTGCATGCCGAACAGCCGGCCGGAAGTGAATGATGCGTTGGCGTCTGCAGCCGTATCAAACACTAGGACGGTCGGCGCCGACCGGCCGAGAGACGCCGGGGCAAGCCCTGTCACTTCTGAAATCAGCCGCAGCGCCTTGATGGCGTCGGCGGCGGCGCGGCGGGCGCTGTCAGATTTCGCCATCTGCACTTCGGCGAACCCGAATTGCTGCAACTCCCGCAGCAGCGGACCGGGCTTGTCGGTCGCGATCGGATCAAGCGCCGTGCCGGGCTTCAATGGGCTGACCCGCTGGAACCCTTCGGTCTCGAATAGAATGCTTGCCGCAGAGAATTGCGCTCGCTCCGTGGCGTCGACCACGACTTGGTCGGCTTCGGGAACGTCGTAGTCCTCCCACGGCGGCCGCGCGCGGCGCTCTTCGACGGACATCCGCAAGCGCTTCTCGGTCAGCCGGGCGAGCACGTCGCCGAAGACTGGCGAGGTGTCGCGCATCTCTGGATCGTCGGATGCTTCGTCGGCAATGCCGCCAACGCCATCCGCGCCGCCCAGGTTGGCCGCTGGCTCGTTTCTGCCGGTGCCAGCCACCATATTGATGGCAGACTGCAGAAGCCCCAGAATACCCTTAGACGGAGCCGCATCTGCACGTTGCTGGCTGTCGTCGACTTCACGGAGCCATTGGCCGTCGGCGCCACGGAACGCCATGGTGTCGGCCCAGATCGCGTAGCGGTCCTTCCCGGCCTCTTCCATGGCCCTCGCGCGGGCGAACACGTCATCGCCGCGATCCGTCGCGCCAACGAACGACGCCATCGACCCGTCATCGTCATCAGCCGTAATGGCAGATACAGCAGACGGACGTGGTGCCTCTGGCGGCTTGGGCTTTAGGGCGGCCTCGAGTTCCTCGTAGCGTGCCTTCATCGTGGCGAACTGAAGGGCGCGCGGGAACGGCGTCGCCACGGACTGCTTCTCAAGACGAGGAAGCTCCGCCGTCTGTCGTGCAATGAAGTTCTCGGTGTTCTTGCGAACGCCTGGGATGCCGATCAGGATGTTCTCGAACTGCCTCACGATGCCGACGGCATCGGATTCGCCCGTGATCACCTTGTTGCCGTCGGCCGGCTGGTAGCTTGCCGCCCCTTCCAGAGAGAACCGGACGACAATGCCGTTGTCCGACTTGCGAGCGCTGGCGACCATCTTGAAGCCGCTCATGGCGCCGAGTTCGATTTCGTTCGCGTCACGGCCCCTGTGGTTTTTCATTTCCGCCAGGATTTGGCTACGGATAGCCTCGCCGGCCGCTTTGCGTTCGGTGACTTCGCCATTGAGAGTGCCCGTGTCGAGCCGGACCTTGAACGCATCGCCGCGTAGGTCGGTGACCAGCGGAGCATCCTGGACGTACCGGGCAAGCGCTTTCTCGCGATAAGCGAGTTCGGCCCTCGTTTCGGCCAGCAAGAGAGCCGCAGAAATGTAGGTCCGCTCGTGGCCGCGCTTGGCGGCTTCCATCACCCGCAATTCGCGGGTGAGCTCTGCAAACTCCACAATCCGCGTATCGCCAGTCGCGAGCGCCTTGAGCGTAGAGGCTTCCGGGATCGGGCTGTCGATGTCTTCGGCGTCCCGCAATCCGCGCGCGCCGGCTCGGAACTGCGCGATGAACTCTGCCTTACGTGCGAGGATCTGCCACCGGTAAGCGTCGGCTGAGCCCTCCGTGACGTAGCGGAATATCGAGATTTCCTTGTTCTCGTTGCCCTGGCGCAGGATACGACCGTTGCGCTGTTCGTCGTCGGCCGGGTTCCACGGCGCGTCTATGTGGTGCAACGCGGTCAGAAGTCGCTGGACGTTGGTGCCAACGCCCATCTTGGCTGTCGAGCCGAGCAGGATGCGGATCTTGCCAGCCCGCATGGCCTTGAACATCTCAGCCTTTTGCTGGTCGTTCTTGGCGTCGTGGATGAAGGCGATTTCTTTCGCCGGGACACCTCGTGCAACCAGACGATCCTTGATGTCCTGGTAGAGGTTGAACTTGCCTTCAAGCATCGACTCGATCTCGGCGTTGCCTTCGGCGTCTGGATCGCCATCGGCATCGTCATCGGAATCGACCATGAGACTGTCGCGGATCTTGTCGATCGCGCTTTCGTCGCCAGCGTCGCGCGGCTTCTTTGCCGGTGCGGCTTTGCTTCGCGAACTCGGCGGCCCCATGTCGGAGAAGATCAACTGGCCGAGCGCTGGCGCCTTGCCCTCGCTATAGATCTTGAAGACGTTGTCGACGACCTTGGCGATCTTGCCGTTAGGGTTGAACTCGGCGCTCGGATCGTAGAGACGGATGTCGGTCGCGACCTGCAGCATCTTGGTGAAGAGCGACAGATGGTTGTCTTCGCCCTTCTCTGCCGGACCTTTGAGCGCCTCCATCTTTGCAATGAGTTCGTCTGTGGCTTGGCTTTGCGCGGTATCCATTTCGGCGAGGACAACCTGCGGCTGGCCGCCCTTGAGCTCTGGCCGAGCCAGATTGAGATCGTTCGCGGTCACGCTGCTGGTCACGCGCGAGTAGAGCGCGCTGAGTTCCGGCACGTTGATGAACTTCGAGAACGACGTGACGTCCTTCAATTTCAGGCTTACGCCCTGCTCTGTCTTGGTGACGGCCATGCCGAACGTGGCGGCCCAGGTGTCGAATTTTTCGATGCCGTACTCGCGCAGCGTCGCGCTCTGCAGATACCGCTGCATCGTGTAGACTTCGGCCATCGACCGCGACATGGGTGTGCCGGTGGCAAAGATTGTCGAGCGGCCCGGCTTGGTCTTCTCGATGTGGCGGATCTTCATGAAAAGGTCGGTCGCGCGCTCGGACCCCTTAACGCCGATTCCTTTGATATTTGAGTGACGCGACTGGTAGTCAAGATTTTTATAGCTGTTGTGGACTAGGACGCCGTCGGCGAAGTAGTTGTGCTCTCCCTCGACGCCGATGTCGTAAACGAATTGATCTGGTCGACAACAGCTTGCAGGTTCGTCAGCACTTCCTGGTTCGAGAACCTCAACACGGACCACCCGAGAGCATTCAGTATCTCGGTTTTCCGTCGATCCAGGAACTTCCACTTCCTCGTGCGATGAGAGAGCCCGTCCACTTCGATAGCCAGCCGGATGCTCGGCAAGGCCACGTCGACCTTGTAGTTGCTCGGGAGCGATGGGAACTGCCCACGCACCGGCTTGGTTGAAATCGCAAACTCTATCGGTGCCGCGCCCAACGCCTCGGCCAACATAATCTGTGGCTTGGTCGTCTGTCCGTTGCCACCCCGAGCCAGAAACGTCCGACCAGAAAGCGACTTCGCCATCCGGGACCGAGTGGCTTCGCATCGCATTGGATTCCGCAGCCTCATTCGATCCGATGATGCTTGCGATACGCGCTGTACGAATTCCTTGTCCGTCTTCCATTTCTGCTTCATGGCGGCGTGCATTGGAGCCGCCGACAACTCGGTCCGACCCGGCTGTGCCATCCGCCATCGGGCCGAACAGGAGCCTGAGCAGAACCGTCTCTTCGCGTTGTTGGTCGATCCGCTGCTGCGGAAGATGAACGGCTTGGAACAAACCTCGCACGTCTTCGCCACTGGCTTGCGGTGCGCGAGACCCTTGCACGGCTTCGAGCAAAATCTCTGAGCGCGACCACCTTGCCCTCGCGCGACCGGCGTGAATTCCCGACTGCACGTCTCGCAGGCTAACACTATCGGCGCTGCGCTGATCTCTTGGTGCGAGTGGTAACACCCTATGCTGCAGAACTTCTGCACGGTCCGCGAAGTTGCCTGTTCCTGAGCGAACGTCAAACCGCACATCTGACAAGTTCTGTCGGGTCGCGGCTTCCGCATACCCATGGCTTTGCACGCGGTGCTGCAATACTTCGCGGTCTTGGCCGCCCATGAGTCCGCGGGACGAAACGCCACTCCGCAAGATGCGCACGGCATCCCCGGCAACGATAGTCTTGGCCTCGACATAGCCCCGTCCGTCAACAAAAACGTGGTGGTTCGTTGTGCACGTAACCTTTTGCCCTGACGACGTGTGAATTACAACAAGTTTCTTCTGTTGTTTCTGGTACTTCCAGAACTGTGTGACAGGCCTCCAAACAGTCTCGCCAGTAGCGTGATCAACGCTCCGAACGCGCACTGGCAGTTTGTTTTCGACGATCTCTCCAATAGAGACTTGGCCCCGGTCGGTGTCGACCAGCGTTTCACTCGGGAAGCAGTGGGCCTCGTCCACGATCAGGAAGTCGACACCCAGCTCTTCAAACTCGACGCCGGCATCCTTTTTGTCCGTCGCCATCAGCTTATCGAGTTTGGCTTTGATCGCCTTTTTCTTGCGCTCAATCTGCTTGACGGTTGGGTCGCGCGACGGCTTGCCGTTATCCTCAGCCTCCCCCTTGGCAGTCAACCAAGCCTCGACGATTTCTGCCTTCTGTTCCTCCAGGAACTCCTTATAGGCTTCTGGCGACATCGGCAGTTTGCCGAAGGCTGAGTGCGTTATGATGATCGCGTCCCAATTGTCGGCAGCAATCCGAGCCGCAAAGGCCTTGCGGTTCTTCGCCTCCATATACTTCTTCTCGGCGACGAGAATCTTGGCGTTGGGGTAGGCCTGGAGGAACTCGCGCGAGAACTGCTCAAGCATATGGTTCGGCACGGTATACATAGGCCTGCGGATCAGTCCGAGCCGCTTCATCTCCATGCCGGCCGCGATCATGGCATAGGTTTTGCCCGCGCCAACGGCGTGATCCATCAGGACGTTTCCGGTCAGGATCGCCCGCCAGATCACGTCTTTCTGGTGCTTCCGCAGTGAGAACGGCACTGTCTGGCCATTCGGCAGTGCGATCGACGTTGCCAATCCTGGCAGCGTCAAGTGCGACCCGTCAAAGACCGTGGTGACGAGCCGGTTGAACTTATCGTTGTATAAGTCCTCAAGCATCTGCGCGCGGGCTTCGTCTTCCCAGACCCAGCCGGGCATGCCGAGTGTTGGGTCGCCTGTGAATGCCTCGGAAACAGCTCGGACCTTGGCCGCAACATCTTCGGTGGCGGTCCGGTTAGCAACCGGGTTGCCCTTCTCATCCTTGTCGTAGACCGTGATTTTCTTGCTGTTCAGCGCCGCAATGACGATATCGTCCGCTTCGGCCCTTGTGGTGCCCCACGCGGCTTGGCCGGACGGCGTCGTGTAAACGTTGGCGGACGTCCAGATCCAACTCGACGTGATCGGCTCAAACCTCACTTCGCCGCGGATGTTGAGCACGTTCGCGATGTAGGCGTTCAGCACTTCGGCTGGTATCCAGGGGGCGCCGAACGTCGTTCGGATGTCGACACGCGACAGCTTTGTCGGCTGCACCGCTTCAAGTGCCGTGACGTTGCGCCGGAACGCCGGGTTGATCTCGGCCGCTGCCGTCGCTTGCTCAAGCTTGCCGACGACGTCGCCCGACAGATAGACCGCGCTGATCTCGTGCTTCTCGCCGTCGGGATTGAGGAACACGCGCTCGCCGAGGTTGGCGGCTGCCTCATCCTCAGACGTCTGCATCATCTCAGCGATGCGCTTGATATCGACCTTGCCGGTCTCGTTCAGAGAAACAGCGAGCGCGTCGTCGGGCCCGGTGATGTCGGGGCGGACGTATTGCTGCAGTATGTCGGCGCTGAAGATGGCGGCCTTAGTGGCCGTGTCATTTTCAGCGTCATAGTTCTCGATCGCCGAGACCTTGTAGCTGTCCGGATCGTCGCGGAAATCGGCAAGGTTCGGGAACTTGACGATCGTGATCTCGCGCTCTTCGCCTTTGATCTTGCGCTTCTGGATCGAGATCGTTTTCTTATTGATCGGCCCGAACGCCTTCACGAAAGCATCATAGGCCGTGTTCAATTTCTTGCGCAGCGCCGGCAGGGATTCGGCCTTGCCTTTGCCCCGGCCCGACTGGATCGCCATGATGTCGTTGACGATGTCGCGCATGTCGAGAAGCATGCGGGCGCGCTTGAGCTTCGCACCTGTTGCATTCTGCGCAACAGCTTGGCCGAGCACGTTCTGGAACAGCTTGCCGCCCTTGAGGAAGAACGCGCCTTCCTTGACCGCTGCATCGGACAGTTCCTTGGTGTCGCCAATGTCGACCGTCTCGGTGCCGCGCTCGACGAACACGTTCGCTGGCATTTTCTGTGCGGCGTCGATAATGCGCTGCTTGATGTTGTCGGTCGAGCCGACCAGAACCGGACTCTTGTCGCGGTACATTGAGCCCGTCAGGCGCATCTCGCCTAGCATCATCTCCGGGCGCTTGGCGAAGTAGGCGTTGATCTTGGTCGGCCCGTCGGGCGTCTCGACCGTGACGCTATCCAGGAACTCCCTGGTCTCCGGCGACTGCTCCTGGCCTTCCAGGCGCTTGCGCAGGAAAATGATGTCGGTCGTTACTTCGGTGCCGGCATTGCCAGCGAACGCACCCGTGCGGCCGCCTGGCAGTCGGATGGCGCCGACAAGGTCTGCTTTGCTTGCGATCAGACGACGGGCCGTCGTGCTCGGCTTGTCCATCGTGCCAGCCGACGTGATGAACCCGACGATGCCGCCCGGTCGAACAAGGTCGAGTCCCTTGGCGAAGAAGTAGTCGTGGATCAGCAGCTTGGAATACTTGCGATCGGTCAGCGTGAAGTTGCCGAACGGGACGTTCGAGATCGCAAGGTCGAAGAAATTCGGCGGCAGGTTGGTTTTCTCGAACCCTGAGATGCGAACGTCCGACCCCTCGTAGAGGTACTTCGCGATCTTGCCGGTGATCGTGTCGAGTTCGACGGCGGTCCAGTCGATCTGTTTGGCAAGGTTGGACGGTGTCAGGCCGATGAAATGGCCGACGCCAGACGATGGCTCCAGCGCCCTGCCACCGGTAAAGCCGAGATGCTCGACGGCGGCCCACATCGCATCGATGACGCTCCGCGATGTGTAGTGGGCATTCAGCGTCGACGCACTGGCGCTGGCGTATTCCTCCGCCGTCATGAGGTCGATCAGTTCCTGGCGTTCCTTGGCCCACTCTGATTTGTGAGTGGCGAACACGTCCTGAGCGAATGCACCCCAGCCGACGTAGCGGACCAGCACGCCCTTTTCGGCCAGCGTCGGCTTACGGTCAGGGGACTCGGCAAGCTCTTTTACGAGCCTGATGGCGGCGATGTTGGCGCGGACTTTTTCTTTGGGACCGCCTTCGCCGATGGGGTCGTTTTCGGTGATCCGGTAGTTTTCGCGTCGACGGTCTTTTCGCTCTTTATCGGCTTGGCGCTTGGCTGCGAGGATGGCAGCACCAGTATCACTTCGCTCATCACGATCTCGCTTGCCACGATCGGAGCCTGCTGCAGAAGCTCCACTCTCGCCTGGAACTCCTGTTCCTTCATCGCTTCCGCTTTCAGCCGAGCGTGCGTCAGGTCGAACATCTCCTTCGCCTCGATCGCCGTCTCCTCGAGATGACCCTCCAGCGTCTTGGCCTTCTCCATCGCCTTGAAGGTCTCGGGGGATGATTCCATCAAGAACCGGCGTCTCGCTCGCGCGTACCCGTCGATCTCTCTCTGCTCGGCGTCGGTCAGTTGCATTGGCCTCGGTGTCCCTGGTTACGATCGCACGGTTGCCAGACAGTGTGGCCGCATCTGCCTCGGTGCCGATCCGCTTCTGGAACTCCGCTTCGATCGTGTCGAGTTGCAGAGCCTTGGTGCGCTTCGGCGCGGCCTTGCCGTAGAGCCACGATACCGCATCAATGTCGGCCTTGACCAGCTTGCCGATCTTGGCCTTCAGGTCGTGGAATAACTTGGTGTCGGTTCCAACTCGTTCAAGGGCGACGGCATGGGCTCGGGCGGCATCGCTGACGGGCTTGTCGTAAGTGGCAATGAGGCCGTCGACGAGGGACTCGTCGGTCCTGGCAACGGTGATGTCGTTGCTTGGGATTGCCCCGACTTCTCGGCGATCTGGTTCTGCGCTTCGAGGATCGCTTGTTGCACGTCCGGGTCCGGGTCCTGGATCGTCAGCAGGTCTTCCAGGTGTCCCTGCCACATCTCCAACGGGTCCAGAGGGTCGGGCGGGTCGATCCAGTACGCCATCGGCGGTCTCCTTGAGGGCTGCGATCGCAGCCACGGTTTCAGTCCATGTGTCGCCCATGGCTTGGCGTAGGCGCTGTTCGGTGCGGACTGCCGCCGCATACTCGAAGCCCGCAACGGCATCATACCGGATTACGCCACCTTCGCGCATCATCTGCGCAACAAGATGCGTGCGGAACTTAGGCAGGTCGATGTCGCTGCCGAGCGCGCCCTTGGTCGCCTCGTTGGCAATATCCCAGGCTTGGCCGAGGATAACAGGATCTCGGACAACGAACTCTGCCCAATACTCGGAGCCGTTGTGGCCGTGAACCCATGTGCGGCGGAGCGCCTGGCGCGGGGCTGCGTGCGTGTAGTCTGCCCGGCTGAACGATGTCGATCCAGGGTGGTTGTGGTGGAAGTCGACCGAATTCGGCGCGCCGAGGTACATCTCGGGCGCGGTGATTTCGTCCACCCGCAGTTGGCTCGCCTTGCGCGCCGAAGCCGGTACGCTGTTGGCTTTGGTCTTTCCGTTCGGGAACCCCATCACACCGTATTCGTTGCCGGTCTTCTTACCGTTGCGGAGCGCGAACGCGCGGGCCGCCTGCATGGCGAGATTGAAGCCGCGCTCGGCTTCTGGCGTGACTGAGGCACTATCCATAACGGATCGAGCCGCCTGAGCGGCTTGGTCGAACTCAGGCGTTCCAGGCTTAAGACCTGTGCCGCTGGCAGCCGCTGGCGATGCCGCAAGGTTCACCAGTATCTTCGCTCCGGCTGGGCTTGACGCCCTACCAATGACACCGCCTTCGGCATCGAGAGCGGCCCACGACTTGCCGTCGAACATGACCGAGCCGATCACGTCGCCTGCATCGTCGAGTTTCATGATGGCGTTTGCGTCGCGGAACTGCTCCTTCCACGTGCCCTGATTTGCCGTGCGGTCGATTAGGTCGAACAGCGCCTGTTGGTCGCCCCATACCTTCTGGGCTTCGCTCCAAGGTATTCCGAGGTCTTTCACGTAGGCTCTGGTCTTGACCAGATTGTCCCGCCAGCCATCGGCAGGCGTGACGACGGCGTTGGAGGTTGGCGCTGTCGCCGTGGCTGGCTGCACCTCCGATACGATCTCATCTGCCGTCTTGTCTGGTGCTCGAACACCGGTCTTATCATTGAGCCGATCGAAACCCATCACGATCGTAGTGATACCGGGCGACGACGTTACACTCTCGACCGGGATCTGCTGGGATAGTGCCTCGACGACTAGCGTTGCGGGGCTGGCTACTTTTGCGGCGTCCGCGAAGGTTTCGGCGAGGTTCCCGAGCGCTTCGCCAGAACCTTGCGCACCACCGACCGCCCCACTTCGGCTTTCGCTCGCAGCGACAGGGGCTCGGGGGCTGGCGAGACGCGCGCGGACTTCGCTTTCGGTTTTGGCATCATATACCCCTAGCTCCGCCAGTTCGTTGCCCATTTCTACGGCAACTTCAATATCGTCAAAGATCGAGATGTCGCTCAGCCTGACGACAGGGCTGTCGTTCAAATCGTCGCGCAAGACATCAAGGAACGTCGCGATTCCCGGACGCTGTGCGGTTGTGATAAAACCAGCATCCCATGCGCGGCGAGCCGCTTCATCAAGAGGAATACCACTACCATTGATCAGACCGCCTGAGTTGCGCTTTTTTCCTAGAATGGCGCTAATCTCGCCACCTTCGTCAACAATTCCACCAAGATCGCGCAGGAATGAGTTGAGCCTCTGCGGTTTTGGAACCTTGCGCATTTCTTGAACGTAGGTCCACGTATCGACAATGCTGTCGACTTCCTCGCCCGACAGTGTCCCAGCCTCGGGGAGGCTTCGGGCCTTCTCCGCATCCTCTGCGTCGTACTGGGCTCGCAGGTCGTCCAGATTGAGGGAGTTGACGATAACCTTCATACCGCCGACGGTCCTGGCCACATCGACCGGGTCAATGTGCTTTGTGACCTTCTCGACTTCGTCGATCACAGCCGCAATGCCCGTGTCGACTGCCACCTTCTCGACCGTCTCTTCGACCGGAACCGCCTTGAACGCATCCTCGACCGTCTGCTCGATCAGGTCTCGAGCCTGGCTCGACAGCTTGTAGTCCTCGTCTTGCGCGGCAAGCTCGGCTGCCATCAGTCCTTGAGCAACCCGGGCGACCTTCACTTCATGGTTTCGCGCGCGCGTAAGGCGGGCGACGTCGCCGAACCGTTCGGTAAGTGCAGCCTCGGGCATGGCGCGCAATCCCTCGACCAGCATGCGAATAGCAACCGGATCGCCGTCGGCGTGCATCTCGCCGAACCGCGCCGGCCGCAATTTGCCACCGGCTGCCCGTGCGATCTGGTTCATCTTGCGGCGAGCATCATCCAACTCGGCTGCAACAGGGTCGAATTCTGGCCCTTCGGGCTCAGCCGCGCGCCGCGGCACACCCTCGGGATCGATCCGGACAAGGCCGGTTGCAGCGCCGGCAACGATCGCCTCGACCGACCAATCCGCTGCAGGACGCTTGGCGTCATAGAGCGCTTGCGCAGCCTGAACTGCAGGGTCGAACATATCGCCCTGTGCTGCCTCGGCAGCGGCTGCTTGCTCGCGGCCCTTGGTCAGCCCATCGATTTCAAGCTCTATATCTTCGACTGCGGTTCGGGCCGCAACGAACGCGTTTCCAGCCGATCGTTTCTTTGCGGGTTTGGCCGCGTTCATGTTGGCTTCGGCAACCTCAAGCGCTGCTTGAGCGGTTGCGAGCTCGCGGTTGGCGGCGTTCAGCGCCCGGTCGAATTCCTGCGATGAACCGAGCGTGTAGACCTGGCCGTCTTCGCCGGGCGGCGGCGGGACAGACGTTTCGCGCGCACGCTCGAGAACAGCGACTTCATCGGCCTCTGCGGTTTCCCGCTGAACTTGCTTGACCATCGCCGCGTCTGGGACCTTGCCTGCTGGCAACAGGTCTTGCGCTGGCGCGGTAGCCGGGGAGCGGCCTGCGGCGGCCGGTGCTGCTGGGGTCTGCGCGGGCGATGCGGCACGGCCGGGCGGTGCGGACTGCGACGTTGCCGCGCTCGTGGCGGTTGGAACGGCACCGGCTGCTGCGGCCTGGACCTGAGCGGGATCGACCGCCAAAAGCGACCGGCCAAAGTCCGGCTGGCGCAATGCGCCAAACACAATCTCGCGCTCCGCGTCGTCGAGCGTGTTCCAGTACCGCTTGCCGGTCAGGTGTTCCGTCAGTTGGTAGAGGTAGGCCGTGTCACCGTCGCCGCGCTCGTTCTTCGGCAGGCTGTCTCGAATGTCTGAGAACTGGAGTCGGTCTTCGGGGGCGAGCGTGCTGGCCGCCGGGGCTGGCGTTTGAGGTGCGGGGAAGCCATTGCCTAAGGCTTCAAGGTCGATGACACCCTTGCCCGGCGTCTTGGGTGATGCCTGGGGTGTGGCTTGGGTGGCAACCGGTGGCATACCGCCAGCCTGACGGGCTTCCTCAACGGCGCGGTCGCGCGCTGCCTTTGATGCAAAGGTTGCCGCCTTGATGCCGCCGCCCGATAGGGCGCCGACCAGCATGCTCATGCTTGCATCGTCGCCGACGCGCCGCGTTGGGTCGTGAAGATAATAGGCCAGCAGGTCCTGCCCGACAGACTGGACCAACTCTTGCGCGCCTTCCTCGGCCGCTTCACGGCCGACGGTTTGGAGCAAGGCCATCACCCGGCTTTTGGCAACAGCAGGGAGTGGAATGTTGAACGCTATCGGCAATGCCTCGGCCCCGCCGAGAGCAAGGCCACCTCCGTAGGCTAAGGCAAGAGCCAGTTCCGACACCTCGCGCCCCTCTTTGCGCGACTTCAGTGCATCGTTGTAGGTCTGCGGTGACGTTGCCAAGCCGCCGATCGTGCCCGTTACCAGCATCGCCGGCAGTGTCTTCAGTCCGGCTGCCATAGCGCCGGCGTGGACACCATAGAACCCGGCCGTGGAGCCGACGCCTTGCGCCAGCATGACGGCAAAGTCTTCCTGGCGAAGCGGATCGCCGGGGAATGCCGCCTTGGCCTGAGCGCGCGCCCATCGGGCGACGGCCTGGACCGAATTGTCTTCAACCCGGTCGGCAGCGCCGAATGACCAGCCAGCAACCGACGCACCGATGCCAATGCCCTCGACGACCGACACGGGAATGTCGACAACGGACTGGATGCCGGCATCGGCCGCCGCACGGGCAACACCGAAGACCGTGTCGTCTGTGATGCCACGCTCGGGGTTCTTCCGCGCCGCCGTGATGATGTCGGACGTTTTCTTGCGGGAGGCCGCCAGCGTCCCGCCCATCTGGCTAGCGAGCACCTCGGCCAGGGCTTCCGGGATCGGCTTGGTGCTGCCGGACGTGGCGATGCCGTACAGCAAGCGCGCTGGACTTGGGATGAGACCTAGCATGTCCATAGTGGACATCGCCTTTAGCTCGGCCTCCTTGCCTGCGATGATCTCAGCCTGCCGACTGGGGTCGGCAACACCAAAGTAACCAAACAGCCCGTCAATTAGGCGCTCGCCTTTGGTAACCCGGTCCGTATCGGCCTGGATCAGCTTGGAGTAGATGACGTCGTCCAGCGACCCGTCCGCCTTTGCGGACTCGAACGTCGGGGAAAAGAAATTCGGTGCGGCGGACTCGACCGTCGGGGAAAAGAAATTCGGTGCGCTTGCTCCGCTTGGACCGGGTGCAGCACCAGCAAGCGACGGCGGCGTGCCGTCGTCGCCCGTCGTCGAGACCACTGACGGCGTCGAGAATTGTCCTTGATCGGCAGCAGGCTCCGCATCGCGGAACGACGGGGGCATTTCGTCCATGCTGTCGGTCGTTGACGTCATTTGATAGTCCTGTCGAAAACAACAAAAGCCCCACCGGTGAGGGCGGGGCTTGCGGGTAGGTCGGATAGCGTACTAGATGTCTATCAAGCGTCTATCGAGTGCCTATCAACCAACCTGACGGGAGGCCGATGATGGAAATCGCACTGCGTAGCTTCGCTCTGGCGCTTTACTTATGGGGTCTCACGATCGTCTATCGGCGAACTTGAGACGTTATCCTGTCGAGCTACCACTCGGCGACTACTCGACGCGAACTTTCACGCTTTACAGTGTGTGGTGCGGCGGCTTCGCACCGCGCCTTGACCATGCGCCCATGTGGCGAGGCAGCTATTGGCCGCGGCGCTCGCGCCGCAGCTAGATCACCGCCCCTGCTGTCCTAGCCCCATGGCTGGGCCGTTCTTCTGCAGGAACTCCATCAGCGCCTTTGACGATCCAGGGCCGAACCCCTTATCAAAGCCAGCAGCACGCGCGGCCGGGTTCTGCAACAGCCACTCCACATCCTTGATCGTTGGCGTTGCGCCTGCCATTGGCTGATTGGCGATCGCCGGACGGCGGCCGTCGCTTGGCACAACAGCAGGCGCGCTCCCGATGCCTTGCACGGGTTGGGCTGGTCCTGCTGGCGCCTTCGCCTGCTTTGCTGGCGGGTTGTCACCATTGAACCCGAACCCGCTCATGCTGCCCATCCAGGTCGTCGGCTCTTTCGCCGGAGCGGCGGCCGCTGGCTTTGCTGGCGCGGCGGCCGCTGGCTTTGCTGGCGGGTTAGCACCATTGAACCCGAACCCATTCATGCTACTTGGCGGAGATGGGTTGAGGAACGATTTGATCGGATCCATCTGCTGGACCATCGCTTGGCGCTGCATGTCCATTGCCGACAGAGGTTCGTTGCGAACCATCTTCTGGAGCACGCCAGCAGCTTCGTCTTTCCCCGTCTTGGTTGTGATCAGCAGTTTGACGGCGTCGTCGAATGCTTCTCTGGAGTATTTGCCGTAGGCGCGATCGGCTCTGGCGGCACCCTCTTTCAGGACATCCAGAAGCTCTTTTTCGTCCATATCGCTAAGGCGGCCGATCGGCAGCAACTGCAGGGCTTCCGCCTTGGTGATGATCCTGGTGCGTGGGTCGCGCGCATCCCCAAATATCCGCTCTTGAGCGGCAAGTCTGGCCTCGACTAAAGCGACACGAGCCTCGTTTGCGCTCATCTTGATCGTTTCTTGCGTGACTGAGGGCTGCCCATCAGAACCGGTGCCGACCGCCATGGTCTTACCCTTGGCTCCTTTGATCTGCGCAATTACGCTCTTGACTTCTTCGCTGCCTGCCATCGCGGCTGCGGCATCCTTGCCAAGCAATTCGTTCATCTTTTCCGCAGTCTTAACCGCAGCTTCATAAACCTTCGACCGATCCGCATAGCCTGGATCAAACTTGGTCGCTTCGATCTGCTCGCCGACCGACTCAAGATGGCGCGCGCGCTCCGCCTCGGACATATTCGGCAACGGGCTCAGGACGTTGAACTGCCACTGGGCCTTTTCGATCTTGGCCTTTTGCTTCTCGAACTGGTTGCGCGTCAGGACACGCTGCGCCTTTTCGAGGTAGGTCGAGCCGTCTTCGTAGACCTTGCCCTGTCCCGACTGGGCAATGCGCTGGGCTTCGTCCTCGCCTGCCTTGATGGTAATCTCGCGTTGGGCGATGACCGCCTTGCCAGCCATGAGCTCGCGGTCTTTGTTGGACAACCACCGGTACGGGGCGTTGTCTGAGTACCTTGGTCCTGAGTCTGGTCTTCCATCCCCGTGGTCGTCGCGCTGAACCGAGCCCGCGACGGCAGCAGCATCGCGCGCTTGCTCGGCGGGCGCTGCGAACGCTTTCTTGATCTGGCCGACGGTGACGACGTCCATCGCGGACGCCTTGGTGCCGTCCGGCATGGTGAATTGCTTCTCGGCATCCTTTGGAAGGATGGCCATGAGCTTGGCGCGGGTGTCGGCTGGAACGGTAGATAGCGGTTGATCGCCGTCTATACCGTCGAGGATCGTCGAGACTTGGCCGCGAGAGTTTATCTCAGACACCACGCCATCTGACATCTTGCCGGATGCGTCGGCGACCTGGGCGTTCGCTTGCGCCGGCGGCCGCATGCCTGCCGTCATCCCGCGCTGCTCTAGCGGTGGCGACTGAGCGACGGCCTTGCCATCATCCGGGATGAACTTGACGCCCGACTTGAGGAACGGCTGCGACGCCATCTCCTTGTCGCCAATGTCACGCGCAACCGGGACGTCGAACCGATCGGCTGCAGCCGTCTTGAAGCGGCCGCCCGTATCGTGGACCACGCCCTGGACATTCTTGAGCGTCTGCTCTTTGCCGTCTGGCCCGATGAACGTGATCTCGGGTATCGTGTACTTCTTGCCGTACTGGTTTGGATTGCCAGCAAGCGTGATGTATTGAGATCGGCCACTGGCAACATCGTCGAGTGTGCGAACCTCGGCCTTGCCGTCTGGCCCTTTCCGAGCAGCGGCGTATCCACCCTCCATTTTGGCGATGTCGGAGCCCGGTTTCTGGGGCGAGTACGCCGAGAGTTTTGGTGTGATTTCGTTTCCGCCACCAGCCGGAGACGGCCGCGAGCCACCCTGCCAGTACGTCTTGCTGGTATCGTAGTTGCCGCCGTACCGCTTGCCACCCTGCCGGGCTTCGACCGGCTCAATGTGCCAGTCTTCATGGTCAAGCGGGAAATTCAGGCCGAACTTCTTGGCATTGGAGTGAACCCATTCAACCGCTGCTGTTCGCTTGCCGCCAAGGCCAGCGCCACGATCGCCGTACTGTAGGTCCACTGCCTCGCCACTTTGATGGCTTGAGCCGCCTGGGGGTGCAACGTGCTTGCGCGCTTCCGATGCCGAGCCGTACTTCTTGAGTGCGTTATCCCAGAGCACCGCTTGGCGGCCAGCATCGCGATGACCAGAGATGATACGAACGTCGTGGCCAGCCTCTTGCGCGGCTGCTGTCAGCGCAGCGAGCCGGTCTGTCATCACGGGATGAAGGTTGTCGATGTCCGACGTGCGCTTCTCGTAGCCCGGCGCAAGGCGCGATTGCAGATAGGCTTTCGGATCTTTCTCGACCGGACCGCCGCCACCCTGCGGCCCATCATCGTACCGAACGCCATCGGGCGGCCGCGTCGGGTATGTGCGGATGTCTCGGAGCACTTCGTCGGGATCGTCACCGCGCTGCAGCCTGGATTCGATGTGGCGCTTCTCGGCCGAGGTGGCGAATTCTTTCTTGATCTCTTCCTTGCGGTTTACCGGTAGGCGCGAGGACTCAATACGGACCATACCGCGACCGATCGAGTCCCGCAGTCTGTCGGGGTCTTTGTCCAGGATCTTCAGCTCGCCATCAAGACCGCCCTGCACGTCGGCGATGTGGTAGTTGTCCCGCTGCTTCGTCTCGATGTTGCGCGCTTGCCACTCGCGCTCCGTCGCCATCCTGCGGAGCTTGACGTCGTATTCGCCCTTCTTGGCCTCGGGCACGCCCTTGAACCACTCCCGCGCGTCGGCATCAAATGCCTTGACGTAACTCTCGCGGAATCCATCCCCTTCGGGGTGGATGTTGCGCTCAGCGTCGGCCAACCGTTCTTTCTGTTTCAGGTCAAAGTCCAGGAACTTGACCGTCGTCTCGTATTCCTGGCGCTTCTCGTCCTCTTTCCCAGCAGCAGCCAGAAGACCGCCGAGCGACTTGCCGAGGTTCGCGATGCTCAAGCCCAGGGCAGCCTGCGCCTTGCCGGGAGCCTGCGCTGCGGACGCATCGTAGGTCTCCATCTTGCGCGTGTCTTGCCAACGGTGGTCGGCGATCGCGTTCTGATCTGGAATTCGCGCCATGGACCTCAACCAGTCTTGATGGGATCGTAGTAATAACTACCGCCCGAACTGCTACCGCCGCTGCCCTTGAAAGCGCCACCGCCACTGCCGAACACGCCCGACACACCCGAAATCACACCGGCCGTGCGCGTCGTCTGGGCGGCCTTGCGATACTGCTCGGCTTCATACACGAGGATGTTGGCTTGGCTCTGCCGACCGGCCCGGGCTTCCTCACCCTCCCAGATCGTCGCGTCGCGGTTCAGAATACCGCGCTCGGCCGTGTCCGTGGCAACCTGAAGGGCAGAGCCGGAATCGATGCCGCCGCCGCTGTTGGCGAAGCCTGCCCGCTGGTCGGAAAGGATCTTCTTCGTCTTGCGCTCTTGTTGCTGCGCTTCGCGCTGCTTGATCGCCGAGTCTTCGAGCCCCTGGCGAAGTTGAGCCTGGGCTTCAGCGTCTTTGATGTTTGCCTGTGCCTCTTGCGCGTCCGCTTGCCCTTGAGCGGACATAACCGCGCCGGCGGCGCTGGCGATTCCGCTGATCAGCGGGGCTATGAGAGCTAGTCCTGCCATTTAGTTGTTCTCCTCGAAGCGGATGCGCCACGCCTTGAACCCGCCCATCAACCCCTCGTACAGGATGATGTCGGCAGGCTTCTCCATGGCCTTCAGTGGTTTGAACCCGAGAACCCTGAGGAACGCTTCGGCGTTCGGCATGCGGGTGTCACACAGGACGTAGACCTCGCGCGCGCCGCTATCGCGGATCATGGCGATGCTCTCGCGGATCAGCCGGATCAGCCACAGCCCGTGATTACGTATGTTCTGGTCGTGGATGAAGAACGACGCCCACACCCGATCCTGGATCGTGCTGAACCCGGCGTAGGCGACCGGCTTGCCGTCCTTCGTCATCGTGCCGCCGAACACATCAAACAGCACCTCTTCGATCTCAACGCCGTCTGACGGGTGATACTGGCGGAACTCGTAGCCCTCTGGCGGCGTGTTGAACTTGTCTAACCAGTTCGTCATGGGACGCGCTCGCTCAGTTCGTGGCCAACAACGAACCCGTCGATCCAGGCTGGACCGGGGGAGTTGAGCCGGATGCACATGCGCGGGTCGGTCTGCAGTTCGCTGTCGGGAACCGTGTAGGGATCGGTCGTTTCGGTCACCAAGGCCGGGCCCGAGCCATAATCATCGCTCTCCATCCGGTCATCAAGGCGGTCCATCACATCGAAGCTGCAGCCATATTCGATGCCGCCGCGGATGGTCTTGCGCAGGATGAAGCAGATGTCGACGGGGCGCCCCTGTTGGGCGAGGGCAGTGCCCTGCTTGGCGCCGAGCGCGAGCTTGGGGCCCTTGTAGAAACCTTGATACCCGAGCCCGATGACAGCAGTGCTTGCTGCAGCCGGCAATATTACGTCGCCCGACGAGACCGCGAACGTACCAGCAAAATAGCCATCGGCCCAGACCTGGACGGTTTGCCCTTCCAGGTGATCCAGCCCGTCGAATGTCGTGCGAGGCGAACCCGAATACGCCACGTAGCTGTCGAGCCGACAAGCAACGTTCTTCGTCTCGTAGTAAAGAGGTCCAAGGCGCTCAAGATACCGCCGCGTCTGGCCGTTTACCACGCGCTTGACCGAGATGAACAGTTCGTCCTGGTTGTCGCCAACCCCCGGCAGTGTGGTGACCGACTCGATGATGCCGCCAGCCCCTGGCGACGACCACCGGCCCCAGCCGAGCACGTTCTCTGACGGGTCGAACAGCTTGAGCAGCATCTGGCCATCGCCGCGGATGGCGCACACTCGGCTGTCTGGCCGGCGCATGACAGCAAGCTGGCTGACACTTGGCCGACCGATGTCACGGTGAAGCGTCGTCAACGGCCGCGCCACGTAGTCCTGGAGCTGGACGTTGTAGACGATCTCCATCAGGTGAAAGCCGGAGTTGTCGATGTAGAGACACCGCGTGTCGATCTTGATCGGCTGGATGTCGCCGACACCATAGGTCGACATCTCGCGGACCGTCATGTTGGTCGTCGACAGTGGCTCGTCGAATGCGTTCGACCGCACCACAACCTCGGCGCCCTCGGTGCCGATGATCAATCGCCCGAGGCCGATCATCCACTGGCCTTCGTTGGCCGCTCCGACTGCTACATCTCGAGCAATTGCAGACGAGTTGCCATCGTCTCGCTCATGGCTTTCATAGGCACCCGAGTAGGACCCCCAGAACCGGTCCGAGCGCAGCGTCCACAGCCGGCCGTCGAACTCGGTGACGGCGCGCGGCCAGCCGCGATAGTCGCTCCACGCGCCCTCCTCCCAGTTCTCGGTCGACGTCGCTTGGGCCAAGTTGTCGAGGACTTCCATCAAGACTTGCGTGGCGCTGACGTAGTTCGTCACGCGAACGATGCCTTCCGTCGACGAACCAGCGTGGAAGATCGTGACCGTCGCGCTACCTGACGTGTATTCCCCGGTCTCGACGCCAACCCGATAAAACACTCGGTTGTTGTCGAGACCGTCGTTGAACGCCAGGGCGAAGCTTGTGCCGGCGGTTGCAACCGAGACGCTACCGCTGGTCGACGACGAGGTCGTTGCGTTGGCCCACGACGTCGTGTTGCCGATCGACCGCTGGATCCGAACTGTCCCGGTTAGGCCTGTCCCGACCGTGAACGTCAGTGCGCGGGACCCGCCTACGCCCTGCACTTCAACCGGGTCGGTCCATTGGTCATCTCCCGACACGACGCGAGACTCGAACTGCCCTGGGTGAGTGAGGCGGAATAGTGCGCCGACGTGGCCCGTTTTGAAGAAGTCCCGCGATGCGTCAAGTGTGCCGTTGCCAACACGCACGGACGGGGTGAGCCTCAGTGAATTGTCGGTGTTCGGGTCCATGAACGGACCGTCGACCTCTTCGGTCTCGGTGACGCTCCACGAATTGTTGTCCCAGCGCTCTATGCGCCTTTGGCGCGTGGTGCTGATCGCAACGTACATGACGTTGAGCGTCTGGTGGAAGCGCAGCGACTGGTGGTCGTCTGACTCCCACGGCGTGGCCAGTATCAAATCGCCAGCGCTGGCGATCGCGATCGTCTCGACCTCAATCTGGCGATAGGCTGACGATGTTATCTCGACCCAGAACGATCCGACTGGCCTGAACGCCAGCGAATGATGCCCCGTCCGCAGCTTGCGCTCTTCGATATACTGCGTGCCGCCGGCCGACGACCCGACTTTCAGGATCACCGGGCCGTGGTGGACGTGAATGTTCAGCGCGTGCAGCACGTCCGGAGTCGATGTCGAGACCTGCTGGCGGATACCAGCGATCGCAGAGCCGTTCGAGTTGAGGAGCAGGCGCCCGCTGCCTACCGTTGCCGATGCCCCGGACGTGGATATGTCCGTCCATCCGCTCAACGATGAGGCGAACGTCCCGTTAGTGATCGTCGCACCTGCCGTTGGACGCGCGATGATGTCGGCGTCTGCGTCGCCAGTCGCGATGCGCAAGGTTTGGTCGCCGAGGCACAGAATGAACTTCTCGCGCACGGAGCGCACGAAGTGGTGAAGCCTGAATTTCTCGGTCCCGAGGTCGGCCCGGAACCCAAACCCAGGGCGAAGCCCCATCGGTCCGTTGGCGTCAAGCCAGATGTTCAGGCACGTCTCGGAGCACGCCGCGTAGTTCTCAAGGGTGACGCGCGACAGCGTCTCGCTGCCGATTTCGCCGCCATTAAACACGACGAAAGGTGCCGTAAGACTGGACCTAGACATCAAAACGCTCCAACGGTTGAACGCGTTGTTGATAGATGGTACAGTGTCGTAAGACAGAGGGCGACGCGATGATGTCGGCGGCTAAAAATCTTGTTGGCAAGACTTTCGGCAGGCTCATAGCCATTGAGTGCTTGCCCGCAACAAGTCCTGGACGACACCTGAGGTGGCGTTGCAGGTGCGAGTGCGGAGATGAGGTTGTGGTGACCAGCGAAAAGCTTAGATCTGGCCACACCAAGTCCTGCGGATGCTTGAGGGGACGCCACAAGCACACGAGCCGCACCGCGCCACCATCGCCAACCTACACGTCGTGGCGAAACATGGTTTCGCGATGCACCAGACCCAATTCCACAAGCTACGAACATTACAGAAAACGGGGCATCAAGCTGTGCAAGAGGTGGCTCGTCTTTGACAACTTTCTCGCCGACATGGGGGAGCGGCCGCCAGGAACGACGCTTGATCGACTTGATAACGACGGGCACTATGAACCAGGCAACTGCCGGTGGGGCGACAAGAAACAGCAGGCCAACAACAGGTCGACGAACCAATTGTTCGAGTACCGAGGCCAGACCTACACGATGATCCAGCTTGCGCTGGCGACTGGCGTGCCGAAGGAAACGATTAGATCGCGTCTTGTGCGCTCCACAAGATGGACCATTGAAGACGCAATCAACACGCCAACCCTCGCCCACACAGAGCGCCGGAAGCCGAGACCCTAGCGCCATCAGCGTTGCTCGCGGTCAATGTTGCCGCCGCGGCGGTATCCTCGAGCAGCGCGCGACCACGAACCATGCTTCTGGAGTTTGGTCGGGCCCTGCGTGGCGTCCAGCCCGATCGCGTCGGAGCCGAACCGCTTGACCGCCTTCATGGCATCGTCTTTGGCTGACGGGTTGAGCTTGGGCGCGGCTCTCAGGGCTAGATCCGCCGCCACGAAATCTGCAAACGTCTGAGACCACGCCCCCGGCTTGTCGATCCGCCGGTCGGACACATAGACGATGTAGACCGCTCCCATTGACGTCGCGATCTTGCCCTCTTCGATGGAGTAATCGAGAAGATCGTCCCCGTCATCGCCGGTATCCGAGACGTGCAGAACCCGCAGGCAATCGTTCGGTAGGGCGTAGTAGTAGTCGTAGGTCGATACGGGAACAGCCTCGAGCCGGCCGAGATTGGCCCGGGCCTTAGCGTGGTCCCATGCCGTCTTCTCGTGACAGTATTCGCAGGCGGGCAGCCAGTGGGTGTTGAGCGTGCGCACGACCTCGTTCTGTGCCGTGTCGCTCTGGAGCAGGTTAAGCCCCATGATGCCGACCGCGCTGTTGAATACCGTCAGCTTGGTGGGCATTAGGCGGCCTCAGCCTTCTTCGTGCGCTTGGCGAGCCATGATTCGGCGTCAGCGCGTGTCGGCTGGTTGTCGACGACGACATGGTGATCATCGACAACAGCCCACTGGCGATCTGGCCCGAGGAATTCGATGCGAGCGCCAGACAGATCGGCATCCGGCAGGCTGGACTCGGCATAGTCGAACACATGACGCGGCCGGCAGATCAGCGCGCGGGCGGCGTTGTCGGTGCGAATGACGTCGAGGCACAGAACGAAATTGCCGTGGACGTGCTTGATCTCAATGTAGTCGAGCGGGCGGATTTGCTCGGCTTTGGTCCACAGATAGCGGGGGTGCAGACAGTCCTCGATGGTGTGGTCTGCCGGGGCGATCACGGCCCAGCCGTTCCAGAGGTTTCCTGCCGGCTGAATGGCTTGGCTCGGTAGCTGCAGCGCGACCTTGCGGGCGGAGGCCGCTGCCTTGGTTGGTGTCTTGGCCATGATGTTCCTTGTTTCAAATGGAAAAAGGGCGGCCCGTTTGACTGGACCGCCCCTTCGCGTGCTTCAGATGCTCAGCGCTCGGCTTATGGCTTGACGACCAGGAATCCGATCTTGATGGCGGCGTTGAAAGCTACCGATGCGTGGTGGTTGGTGACCGTGATGACCACCTGACCAGCCGTTACCGTGCAGCCGCCGATGCCGGGCGTGCCGGTCGATGCGCCGGCGTCTGCCGTAGCCAGCACAAAATCGCCGGCCGCGATCTGGGTGTTGGTCAAAGTTAGCGTGTATTCGGCAGCCGCAGCAGTCGTCAGGGCTTCCGTCGTCACCACACCCCGAAGTGCAGAGAGCGTTGCCGCGCCAGCTACGGCAGTCGCCGTGCCGCTGCTGCCAGCGCCAAGGGTTGCACCAGCCGCAGCGACTGCGGTCGCAACGAACTCGCTGCTCGCCGTCAGTGCGGCCTTGGCTGTGGTGGCGAACTGACGGACCTCAACCTTGTCGCCAATGTTCATTCCGCGCTCTTTGGCATCGGAGATGAAGTTGGCGGCGGCCACGACGGACGGGGTGTCCGTTCCTTCGTAGCGCCACGTCTGGCCGGCGCTGCCGGCCTGGGTGATGAGCCGAAGCTCGAGGGAATCATATGCCATGTGATTGGTCCTTTATGACGATTGGGGGGGAACGAGGATCGTCGAGCGGGCGGTTACCACCCGCTCAGCGATTAGAGCGCGGTGGTGTCGTTGTGGGTCATCTTGACGATGCCGCCGACCTGCAGAGCCTTTGCGCCCTGGTAGGCAGACGTGCGGGCCCACGAGTAGTCGTGCTCTTCGTTCTGGCCGACCTTGGTCGTCATCTCACCCATGTTCAGGCCGTGACCGACCGAAGACTTGTGGTAGACGAAGCACGACGCAGCCGAGGTGCCGACGCCAGGCAGGTTGGGGTGACGGCACCACTTCACGCCGTTCCAATCGCGCCACATGGTGTACTTCATGAAGGGACGGTCTGGCACCCAGTCGCCGCTGGCGAACTGGTTGATCTTCATCGCGTGCGCCCATGCCATTGGAGTCAGCAAGCCGTAGAGCTCGCCATCGTCAGGGACCTGGTTGGCGGCAAGGATGGCCGTCGACTCGAGCAGCGAGCCGAGACCCATGCCGGCGATGGTCCCGCCACCGTTCGTCGCGAACGTGGTGGTTGCGAGCTGCGTCAGGATGAGGTTGTCGGTCTTGCGATTGATCGAGACAACACCGCGGCGCTGCATCGACGTGCGCTGCGGCACCGACGATGAAACGATCTGGAAGTTGTTCTTGCGGGCGAGGTGGTGCGACTCGGCGAGCACGCACGTCTGGCTCGACTGGTCGTCCGAAGCGTAAGGGATGTTGCCGTTCGCACCGCGGGTAACGGCCTCGTCGGCCACACCTTCGATGATGAAAATAAACTTGTCGCCCTTGACGTCGCCTTCGGTCGTTACAGTGCCACGGAGGTGGGACTGCTTCTGCTCGTACACTGGAGTGAACTCCATGTTGTACTTCGTCTGCATAATTGTGATGTCGGCCATTGTATCTCTCCTGAGTTGAGCCGGTTGGGATCAGTCCGGGAGAACGGCGCGTCGGGTGCCCGCAGGTGGCGTTGGATCGGGGTGCCGCGCACGCGAAGGTGCGACGGGCCGACACGAATGCCGCCGTGTGAGTCGATCGGTGCTGTCCTGGGTCTAAGGGTCGTGCTGCTCGGGCCGGGTATTCTGGGGTGCCGGGCGTAAAGGACCAAACTGGAAATGGGGTTTGTGTTGATCGGATCGACACATCGGAATGGACGTGTCGATGGAACCGAGAATGGTGCACTTGTAAGGATTCCTTACAGGTGCGAACTTCAGTCGATAACGCGTACCAGCCCGCCGTTGAGCCAAACCGGCTGGCGGCGAGCCTTGATGATGTCCGTCCCGCGCATCAGCAGGACGCAACGGGCGTGGCGGGTGGTGACGCTCAGAACCTTTTGATCCTCGACCAGCACCGGCTCGTCTCTTGGTTTTGTCGTGCTCTCGTCCATCACCACCTCTTCAGTTCATCATTGGACCAGCATCTTCTCGGGCGCGATCCTCGGGCATGATGCCGAGGTCGACGTCTGTCGAGTTGACCATGTCGCGGGCACTTTCATCGTCGAGGCCGATCTCGATCAGCTTGACTTGGTAGCGCGCGCTCCATTCCGGTGTCGTCTTGGCGAAGGTCGGAGGTGGTGGCGGCTGGACAACGACCGGCGCGCGGGGCGCAACCGGGGTGGCCGCAACAGGCGGCCGTGACTCTGCCGCCGCCTCAAGCGCTTTGATCCGAGAACATACCCGCGCCCATTGCTTGGCGTCGGGCTGGTCGGGGATGTTCTCGCTGAAGCCGTCGAACCACGCGAGAAACTTGTCAAGACTGTCCATCGGGTGCTCCGGTCATAGCCCGCGCCGCGTCACTTCCGCCTTGACATCCGCTGCTGCTTGGCGATCAGCTTGTCGAGGGTCGCCTGGGTATCGGCTCGCGCGTAACCCTTCGGATCGGTGTCGCGCGTGGCGATGATCTTGGCGATCTGGGCATTCGTGTCTTCGCCGTCGTCCCCGTCGCCCATGTCGAACGCGCCTTCATCGGCCCGTTCCTTGGCAAGGTCCGCCATGAAGTTGACGAACGGGGGGAAACTACCGAGCTTCTGGCCGTTCTCAAGCCGCATCGACAGGAAGTCGGTACGCTGCTGGGGCTCTGTCCAGCCGTATTTGCCGAGACCGTCGGCCATCATCCGGTTGGTGAGCTCGACGACCTGGGGGAACGCCTTGCCGTGGAAGCCCTTGATTTCCTGCTCGCCCTTGCGATCAAGTGCCATGGCTTCAGCCGCCTTGGCTGCATTGGCGCGCTGCTGGACGGCGAAGTACATCCGGCTGGCGACCTCGACCTGCTTCTGGTTCGCGCCGGCCGCGTGCATTTCCTGCTGGAATTCGCCGATCAGCTCGGTGTCAAGCTCCGAAGGGGTGCCGTATTCCTTGGGGATCTCGAACTTGTAGTCCTCGGGCTTCTCGGGGATGCCCATCGCCTTGCGGAACCGCTCGACCTCTTTCGGGTCGTCGTTCTTGCCGGTTGGGATCTTGACCCGATCGCGCGTCACTTCGCTGATCTTGGCGTCGGCCGACAGCGCAGCGTTTAGAACGTCGTAGGGGGACGAACGCTTGGCCAGATACGGCTTGGCCTTCTCGCGCTGCGTCTCGGGCAGTCCGGCAATCATCTTGTCGCGCCACTTCTCGTCCCAGTTGGCGGCGGTCATCTGACCGTCGGTCGCCTTGTCGGCGGCGCCAGCAGCAACCTTGGTGGTCTCTTGCGTACCCGCACCACCTTCATCAGCACCGGTATCGACCGTGTCATCGGCATCGAGCGCGTCGGCGTCGTCGTTCATCATCGGAGGCATTAGTCTTGTTCCCCTTGCTCGTCGTTGCGCACGGGCGTGTTCATGAGCTTGACGATCTGCTGACCGACAAACTGCTTGCCCATTGCAAAGTTGGTTGCTCTGTCCGCGTCCGTGCCGCCTGGCCTGAACGGGTTTTCGTAGGTGCCAGACGCGAACACGATCCACTCCATGGCCCGCATCTGCTGGTAGCCATCGGCTCGGCCTTCACGCAGCGCCCGGAACGCGACGACGTCGCTGTTGTCGTAGGGCGGCGGCATCCAGGGGTCGCGCTCAAGCGGCAAATGCAGGGTACGCTCTTTGACGAAACCGGTGTGCAGCGGGCGCTTGCGCGTGTTGGGCATGAGGCTCATTGAACACCTGCCATCATGTCAGCGAACGGGTCCTCGACGTCTGGGAAGTCGTCGAGCGGATCGATCGGCTGCTCTTGCTGCCCCTGCTGCTGCTGGCCGAACATCGCTTGAAGCTGAGGCAGCATCGGCACCGCGCCTGCGGCCTTGGCTCCGGCCCCGGCCGCCTTGTCGGCGAGGCCGGCCATCGCATCGGCCTTCTTCATCTCTTCCATCTCGGCGATCTGGGCGGCGCGCGCATCGCGCTCTTCCTTGATCTTCTCAATCGGGACGAGCCACGAGGCCTCGCCGCCGAGGTTCTCCATCGTGTCGCGAGTCATCTTGTCGAGGTCGACGTTGTCGACGACCTCGGGCTTGATCTGGAGAAGCGGGGTGAGAAGCTCGACCGTCTCCCGAGCCTTCTGGACCTTGATGCGCTTGTAGGCTTGGGAGACTGGGGTATCGAATACCCAGTTGATTTCGCCGGCCTTGATCTCGGCTGGGATCGACTCGACCGGGCCGAAGTAGCCGAGCCGCATGTTCATCATGAACAGCGTCGACAGCACGCGCTCGTTGTCTGCCTCGAACGGCTCGAACACCGGGCCCGCCGACCGGACGTACTCGGCAACGCGCTCGGACGCCTCATAGGCCGTCATGCTGCGATCGGACGGCAGCGAAAGCTTGTTCAGGAAGAACGCCGCCTGCAGGATCTGGCGGGTGTCGACCTTCATGTCGAGGCCGATCTTGACGTTGCCGCCGGTCTCGAGAGGACGAACGATGTCACCGAACCGCTCGTCGTAGTCCATGTCGAGCCACGTGACCGAGGCCGGGTAGTTCTTGACGCTACCGAGCACAGCATCGCGCTTGGCGAGCAGTGGTGGTGCCACGGCCAGTTCGCCGGCGTCCATGATCACGCGGGCCTGGGACTGAAGAACGCGCCCGTCGACAAGGGCCAGCGTTGCAGCCGGGGAATACCCATAGGCGCTATCGCTCACACGCCAGCGACGATGGAGGATCGGGAACTCCCAGTACCCACCGACGCGCATGAGCACGCCGCTGTCGGGGTTTATCGTCAGGGATGCGAACGGCTTGCCGCCGAGCTTGCCGCGGGGTAGGTCGTACCGCCCGATGTCGGCCGCTGGCATGACGACGTGGCGGAGAGTGATTTCTTCGTATGGCGCCTTCTCAAGCCGCTCCTGCTGGGACGGGGTGAGCATGTCGAGGCCGTACTGCTGGACGGCGGCCCTGAGCGTCTTCTTGAACTTACGGTGGTTGACGTCGACATCGCCAGAGCGATTGACCGACCATGCGTTGTCTCGAGGGTGGCTGATCTCGAAGAGGTAGCCGGATCGGTCAGGGGCTTCCGTCAGGATCGGGACCGCGTTGCCGAACGACACGAAATCGTCGTCGCAGTCGGCCATGGTCTTCTGAAACCGCGACCGTCCGCTATAAAGTTGCCGCCGCATGACATCGCGGGCGTAGTCGCTGAAAACGTTGGCGGCGTGCGTCTTGCGCCAATCGTCGGCGGGCTCGGGCCGGAACCACTCTTTACTTCGAGGGCGGAGGATAGCGCCGATCGCACCAGCCAGATCGCGGCGAGCCTGGGCCGGGATCGACTCGTACATATTGTCGGCGTACTCGTCGCCGTCGGTGCGCTCGCGCGTGAAGTTAGCCCGCTCGGGGTAGATCAACTCGGCAATCGTCTGGTGGAGACTGTCGAGGTTGGCCTTCTTCGCAAAAAGGGAATCCCCGAGTTGCAGCATCTCCCGGCCGAGGTGGCTCATCTTATCCTGTCAGAACTGCTGTGCCGCCGAGGCCAGCCTGTTGCGTCATCATCGGTGCAGCCCCGGCATCGCGCCGCTTCTTGGTCTGCGTCTGCGTGCGAGTGTTGGCTGGTGATGCGGCGGTGGACGCCAGACCGGCTTGGCCGTCCTTGGCCTTCTTTTCCTCGCCGTCGACGCTTGATGCGTAGGACTGCTTGGCTTGTGCAGCGAGCGCGCCCTCTGCGGCCGACGTCGACGGGTCGTACTCGATTGTCGGCGGCGGCGGCGGCGGGAGAGATGCCGTCGTCGGCGTGGATTGCTTGGCTCCGCCCATAGTTTTACCTCAACCGGTTAGAACTGCTGGGCCACCCATGCCGCCCATGGGGGACACCATGCCGGCGGCCGGGTCCATGGCTGGCTTAGGCTTCCGGCGGGCGGCAGGCTGACCGCCAGGGGGTGGTGCCGCCCCCCGCTGTGGCTGGCCAGTGGATGCCAGCATGGTCGACGACTTCAGGCCGTCGGACTCGTCGTCTGCATTGGTCGCCGACGTTGAGGCTGAGGCGTCGCCCCGAGCCTCCAGCGCCTTCTTCGCGGCAAGCTGAGCCACGTCGACGTCGGGCGTCTGCACCTGCGCCGGGGCTGCAACAGGGGCGGCGGCAGAAGATTTCTTTCCAGACATGCTAGGGTCTCCTGGTTAACCGGTAAGGACGGCTGGTGAGGCGAGCGCCCCGTTCATGTTTGACACCGCAGCGGCTGGGTCCTTGGTGACGCTACCTGTCCGCTTACGGGTCTGTGGCGCTGCGCCAGTAGCCCCAAGCCCCTTGCTCTTTGTCTCTTCGGCCGCTTCCCGCTCAGCAGCCGATGCCGATACACCCACAGCTTTGGTCTGCTTGTCGGCAAAAGCGTTCGGGTCAACCTTTGGCGGCGGCGATGGTGGTGGCGGTGGCGGTGGTGCCGGTGGTGCCTGTTTGCCTGACATGCTGACGTCTCCCTTTAGCCAGTGATGATGGCTGGTGCGCCCATGCCGCTGGCGCTCATTGATGCGGCGGCCTGCGGACCTCGAAGCGACTTATCCCCGCGTGGCCCGGTCGGGCGCGGCTGGGGGCCGAACTGCTGGACCGCGCCGAGTTGGGCGCGCGTAATCGCTGGCTCTTTGTCGCCAGCGTCCCGGTCCTGGTTGAGGTCGTTGGCGTTGCGCGATGCTGCGCCGGCGCGCTGCGTCGCGATCGCAGCGGCCTCTCGCTTTGATGCGATTGAGTCCTCCACCGGCATGGCCGACGGCGGCTGCGGCGCAGGGGGCTTTGAAGCTCCACCACCACCCATTTGACTCTCCTTTATGTCTGGAACAGACTATATTTCAATAACTTAGATCTAAGCCATTGTTGTTGCTGCTGTTTCAGCAACGGATCGCTGAACGAGACCGAATTTCAACGACTTAGCCTTGCTCGCCGCCGTCTGAGCCTTCATCGTCCTGGCTGCTGCGACTGCGGCGGTAGTCCGAGTGAAGCTTGCGGCCCCCGATATCGGCCTTGTCCTGCATTTGTCCCCGTTTGGGCCTATCCTCGCGCCGCCGCTTCTTTGTGTCGCCCGAGAACCACGCCATCACCACGGCGTCGCCCTTGTCCGGCGATCGCCCGAGGCGCTTCTTGATGAGTTCCTTGTCCTCGATCTGGATCATCAAGCCAGAGATCGGCTTCCATTTACAGGCGGCCAGCTCGCGCCGAAGCTCAGGATCTGGCGGCAGTGCGATCTTGAACGGGCTTGTGGGGTCGAGCGATTCGCGAAACCGCCACCACATCTCGGCTCGGATGTTGCGGAACGACAGCTTGCCGTCCAGCGACCGGCCGGTTGATCCCGCCCCTGGGACGATGCCGGTGATGTCGACGAGGTCGTTGCCCTTCAGGAAGTCGTAGCAGCTACCGCCCCAGCCCCCGCCGAGGTCGATGTTGATTGTCGCTCCGTCCCTCATGTGGACGATTACCAGCGCGGCGGCGGTCGGTCCGTCCGGCGTCTCGCGGCCTGGCTTGATGATGAGCGGCTCGAAGTAGTCGCCATACCGTGGCGCCAGGACCGTCCGATCTGCGCCGCCTTGCGCGATGTCGACCCCGATCGACGTCATGCCGATGTTGGCTGGCCGCTTCGGCGTCCACCTTGCCTGGGCTGCGACGATCCACTCTGTCGGGATCACCTGGAATTCGTCGTCGACGAACGACGACTTGAACTTACCGTCGCGGAGTGCGTCGCGGAGTTCCTTGGGCATGCGGTCCAGAACCGCCGCATACCCCGACCGCATCAGATCCGGGTTGTCCTCGAGGTGTGCTGGAATGAATGTCCGCGACCGCGGCGGTAGGATATTCCCGTCGAGGTCGCGCGGCGGTCGAGAGAATGTCGCGAGGTGCGCTAACGCCTCTTCCTTCGTGCGGTAGAAAACTTCGCGGGTTTCGTCGCTGTCCTCGGACACGCGCACCGGGTAGCGCAGCTCCCCTGGAGCGGCCGGATCGTCGTGTGTCTCGTCGAGCCACGGCCCCCAATACTCGATGACCCACAGACCGTTCTCGTCGAGCGGCGGGTTGCCAGTTGAGACCACCCGACACCGCTGCCCTTCTCTGGTCGAGCGGTTCCAGCCGATTACGAATTCATACTGCGACCGGCTGAAGTGCGTGATCTCGTCGAAGCCTTTCATGTCGGCAGCCCGTCCCTGCCAATCGACCTTGTCGTCTTCGTCCTTCAAGCCCGCGAGCTCTATGGTCTGACCTGTTGGTAGGCGCCATAGCCCTGTCTGGTTGTTGAGCCCGTCGGACGAGCCGAGTATCGTCGTAAGCTCCTTTACGAGTCCGCGCAGCTGCACGCTTTCACGGCGGAACAAGTGGATGTCGTAGTGCTCGTTGACGGCTAACCCGCAAAGCAGGGACGATTTACCGCCTCCGCCGGCGCCGCCGTAGAACAGCTCATCCGCCTCGCAGTAGTACGCCTGCGTCTGCGGTCCCGGGTTTGGAACCCACAGCATGTCGCTGCACACTTGATCGGCGAACTGCTCGGCTGCCTGCTTTTCCTCGGGCGGGAGCGCTTTGAACGCGGCCAGGAACTCGTTGAACGACGCTCCGCCACTAAGCTGCCGGTTCGACATCGATCACCATGGATGGCTGCGACAGAGCTCGAGCCATGGCGAATGCCAGCCGGCGGGCGACCACCATGTCGGAGCGGTTGACGGTTTCGATCGGCCCGCCGTCCCGGCCAGTGTGCTCAAGGCGCTGTGTCTCGCGCCACTCCTTCGGCTTCCTCGCTGCCAGCCAGAGCTTGCAAGCGCCAGGATCAGGCGGCACGTGCTCGACGACGTCAGCGCGGACAACGGTGCCCTGGAAGCAGAACACCTTCTGTGTATCGTAGGTGTAGCCCACTGCACGCTGTGCCAATGACCGCTCGACCCGGTCGTCGTAACCGGCTTTCGCCTTGAGAGCATTGCAGAATTCGTCGTATCTGGTCTGCCAGCGCCAGATCGTTGTGACGTTCACCTCGAACTCTTCGGCCAGATCGTAGTCGGTCGCACCGCGCTCGCACATCTCCTTAGCGCGCTCTGCGAACTCCGGTTCGTACTTGGACGGCCGGCCTCGGAGTGTCGGCACTGCCTCGGTCACTGGCGGGGGAGGCGGTGGTGTCGACGCCGCCCCTGGTGCTGGACCTTTGAGCAGTGTCTCCCGGCTCTTTTCGGAGTAGGGAACCGTGCTCGGATGGTCAGGCTCTGGGAGTTCCCGGCCTTCGGCTCGAGCGATGGCGCGCTCTACTGCGGACGAGACGTGGTGTGGTGTCGGCTTGGATGCTGGGCGGAGAGGTTGGCGGTCGATCTTGACTGCCTTCTTAGCGGCTATTGCTTCTTCGAGGTCGACTTGGCGTGGTGTGGCTTGGACCTTCGGGGTCAGCTTGCGCTTTGGCACCCGCTTGGCGGGGGGTGGTGTCTTAGATTTGGTGCGTCGTGGTGGTGTCTTGGCCATCGGGTTGCTCCCTCTCGGGCATTTTGGCTATCTGCAAAATAAGTGAAGTATGGCTGTTGACATACGCCGCAGATGTGCTAGATTGAAATGGTCAACACGGCATTAAGCCAACCCAAAGGATGAAACTTACCGCGAAGCTCGCGAGCATGACAAGCGCTTGTCCGGTGACGCGCTTGTTGCACACCGCAAGCAAACAAATTTACCGATGCCACCCGAACTCGAAGCTCTGGTTAACGGGGTCAACGGCCGCGCCACCACACACACCTACACGGCATTTGCGGTTAAGGAACTTGTCCTAAGCGCGGAAGAAAGACTCGAACGCGCTGGTGTGAAAGTGGCCAATCGTCCAGGAACAACCGTCACATGCGTAAGCGAGACTGCACGCAGCGGCATTGCAAACCGCCTTGTTTTAACCCGTTCGACCGTGGGCTGGTTGCTCACAGCGTTTGAAAAGATTCAGATTGTCCAGCGTTACACAGGCCTTGGCAGAGAAGAAAAGATATCCACGACAATCACTGAAGAAGCAAAGGCCGACATTGTTAAAAACGCCATGCATGGGTTTGAAGTTGTCAAGCCAACGATCGTGCAAAATGCAGCCTGACGCAATGACACCTAACGACATGGCCCGAGCGCGAAAGCGTCTCGGGCTTACCCTTGAGCAGCTAGCGACGATGCTCGGCTATCAAGGGATCCAACGCCGCCAGATGCAGCACGACCTTGAGACGGGACGTCGTGTTGTCCGAGAGCCACAGAGACGACTAGTCGAAGCCTACCTACGCGGCTATAGGCCGGACGATTGGCCAAAATGATTAACTGTAAGCGCAAATCAGTGGCTATTGTGGCAACATCGCGTAGGTGCCGGTCTGTTCCGCGTTGGTCGGGCGCCACTCAATCGAACCTGGGTGTCATCGGATCTTGGCCTCTGGCGGAAGGTCTGAGATGCGCACAAGGTAGAACTCGCCGTTGCGGTTGCGGTAGGTGAACGCGTAGTCCTGCGGTCGAGCGAGGAAGTCGAGCAGATCCAGGATCATAGCCAATCTCCGTCGACGGTCGGCGCGTGGGCGCGAAGAGACGGTGACTTCTCGTACCCTGCGGGCTTGGCGCATGTCTCGGTCCTCGGCATACCTTCGGCGCGGAAATCGCCAGAGAGAGCCGTGAAGTCCGGGCGCTCTTCCGTGGCTTTCCAAAAGGCGGGATCGTCCCAGATCAAGCGATTGTTCGGAACCGCGCAGACGTGGCCAGTCCCGGAAAAAACGACGTGCAGGTGCTTGTGCTGCTCGAAGTGAAGCGCGAGATCGTTGCCAGTCCAGTCCACCGTAAACCGATACTCTGCCGGTGTTTTGTCCGGCAGCAGAAAGGCGCGGCCGCGACGCAGTAGATCGAACTCGCAAACGCCAAAGTCGGGCGAGAAGCAATCCCACGGCTGCACGGCAACCGCTGGCAATGGCGGGCAGGGCTTCCAGCAGATCGCTTCGATCGGCACCAAGAAGCTGGCACCGCCGAATGTCTCGGTAAAGACGCACTGAAACAGCAGGCTGTCGCCGCGCTGGCACCGAATGGCATGGGCAACGGCTGGCAGGAATTCGCCTTGTCGGTCCACCCGGTTGCGTGTGTACTCGCGGCGGACAAGACACTCGAAAAAAGGGATGTTCCCAAGAATGTAGGCCATCAGTGGACGCTCCGAATGTAGGCCATCAGTGGACGCTCCCGTCCATCTTCCACCGACCTGCCATCTTCAGGCTGGCTACGGTGCGCTCGTCGAAAATCATGACGACGGGCATGTAGTAGGACCGGCCGGCCACCTTACGGTGGAACAGGAAAGCGAGCCGTTGCTGCGCTGGATACTCCTGGACAAGGACATCGTCCTCGCTGATCTGCACCGGATAGAGAGCGCCCTTCTTGCCGAAAGCGGCGGCGGCCTTGGCCCGCGCCTCGGTCCACATCTCTGTGTCGGCCCACTTGCGGAGCGGAACGACCACAAAACTGCGGCCGAGCCCTTCGATCAACTCGCCATTGACTTTGTCCAGCATTTCCTGTTGCCTATCGCAAGCTGATGAAGTGTGGCCAGCGGCATCAAAAAGGCACAGAGGGGTCTGCTGCCACCTGATTGAAATGCCGCTGGCCGACCCCCGATCGAGATATCTCCCGCCGGGTAACTTGGAATTCGAGAGTAGGGGACGGCGGGCCGGGATCGTCTACGCACCAGCCCGCCGCGTTCTCAGCACTGGTCCGCGTCAGGATGTACTAGGCTCTCCGGGCTGGGTGACGTGCAGCACGATGCACCGGCCTACATTCGCGTCAGCCCGAATCAACTTGCGCATCTGATCTCTCCCTTGCTGTCTACTCTTGAGGGGGAACGCAGCACTAAGGGGGGGTGAGATTTCGGATAGTCGGAACCGGTCCATCGTCACACGCCGGTACAGCGCCGGGGCACGTGAGTGCATCGGGTGCGTGAGGTGCCGCGCTGTGTGGGTGTTGGCAGATTGACCAGAAAGCAAAACGCCCGGACATCCTTGGTGGGTGCCGGGCGCAGTTGCTGACTATACTGATTTCTATACCCGCGCCGTGGAATTTGCGCAAGCGGTTTTCTTGCATTTTTCGCAAGTAACTACGCTTTGCTATGTGGCAGGGTGTCGCACCCAGTCTCGAACATGCCGCTCAAGAACCAGCTCAATATAGTTCGTAAGGCTCCGCCGATCAGCGTCGGCGAGCGCTTGGAGGCGCTGCTTAAGATCGGGGTCGAGACGCATAGAGAATGTATTGCTGCCCGGCGTCGGACGATCAGTGAAGCGCTTCGGCCAAACGGGCTCGTCTAACTCACCGTTAGCAATTCTAATTGCCTGCTCAATCGACGCGATCGCTTCGTCCACCGAGGCCGAGAACCATTCACCTTGCTCGCCGACGCGCTTCTTTGCGACAGCCAGAAGCCGGTGGGCCAGCCGCTCAACCCGCTCGGCATTGAGGATGATCTCGGTCACATGAATGACCTTCAACGTCGTATTCAACTGCAACTCTATCTGGCGACGCCTAACATTCGGCTGCTTCGAATGACCCAGTTTTATCGTGCCGTTAGGCGATTTCATCACGTAGAGGTGGGCGTTTGTTTTCATAGTTCACCCATGCGCTCAAGGGCATCGACAAGCAGCGCGCGATGGGTGTCGGCCATATCGCCGCCGTCTTTGCGCGCGGCGGTAACCCGCCTAATAGCTGCTTCCACTGCGACGGGAAGACGGACGTTGACGCGGACGAGCGCCGCAGCCTCGTCTGTGCGGGGTCGGCCACGTCCTCGTTTGACTGGAACATCTGTCATGATCACTAGATATGTCGGCCAAAAACCGACATCAAATCACGTTAAAGTGATAATTATTACATCTATTTCCTATTTTCGTCGGCCAAAAATATGCTATAATAAGATCATAGACGCGAACCATCCGAAGCGGCAGTGAAGCCAGCCGAGCATAGGGTGGGGAGAACCTAACCAGTTCCTGTGATCACACTACTCACCGTCTTCAAGGGCATCCCGCCCTGGCGGGGGAGAGAACCTCCCGGTGGGCGATCCATCAAGGGGCGAGCTCGACGCAAGGGTAACACTACGGCCAATATGACGATCGGCGGCGTCCTCCCCGTTCCGATCGGATTGAGGCTTAGGCTTGACCCAGATTGCAAGCTCGAGGCCGTCGACACAAGGTCCGCCCCAGTACGGATCGACGGTGATCGCCCTCCCGGAGGTTTCCTCCGGAGTGGCTGGCAATGGCCGGCCTTCTCGTCGGAGTCATGGTCTGCGGGAACGCCGTTCGCGAGGCTGGCATCAGCCAGATCGACCTGCGCTTCCTGGTTGCCGCCGTCGGGCTTATCGCCATCCCCGTGATGGCCTTGGACCTCGCCCGTCGACGACCGTAAAGCCATTGGCAAGACGCGCCGCAGGCGGATGCCAGCCCCTGGTGACAGTGCCCGGAGACTGACACCTGCCTGCGGCAGGGCGCTGGACAGGGGATGGTACCCCGACCCCAGCGTACACATCGGAACTGCGAGGTCACCGATGACGTGCCTTCTTACACTAAGCCTCAGGGTCCTGGCAATGCTGGCTGGGGTCGTCCTGATCGGCTCCCAGGTCCTGCAGAATATCGACTTCCTGGGATGGGCCAACCTCTACACGGGGATCGGCCTCGCCGCAGTTGCCCTGCCTGTCGCGATGGCAATTGCGGTTCCTGTAGCGGAGCATAGTTGGAGGTCTGGCCTATGGAGCGTGCTCCTGTGTGCCAGCATCACGCTCCTCGGCGGCATCTCTCATACGGTAATCGTGGCCATCGAGCGAGGGGTCCACGCGCGTGAGCAGCAAGCCGCCGCCCGATCCAACCACCGCCAGTCTCTGGCCCAGAGCGAATACGACCGCGCGATCGCCCGTGTTGGTCAGCTCGAAGACTTGGAATCCCAGCCCTGCGAGACGGTTCGCAGGAATGGAACCCCGCCGCGTGATTGCGTGGCGGCTCGGGGGAATACCGCTGAGGCGAGGACGGCTCTCGCAACGGCACGGTCTGCCCTCGAGATGGCTGGCGCCCCTGTCGATCAGTCCGGCATGCATAAGCGGTTCGGGTGGGCCGCTGATCTGATCGACACGGTGCATCCCCTGACTTTGCCGCTTGCGGTCGAGATGGGAGGGCTCGCACTCATCGGATTTGCGTTCCATCGCAGGCGCGCAGATCCCAGGCCCGGCGTCATCGAGGTCGTTCCCTTGACGGCACAAGACCGGGTTGTCGAAGAACTCCGCCGGATAAGGGAGGCGGGCATCGACTTGCCGTCTGTGCGCGAGGTCGCGCGCATTTACGGTGTTGGACACGGAACGGCTCAGCGCGCTCTTACTCACGTCAGACGCGCGTAGATGACAAACTCACAAGCCCCGCCGGGAGAAATCTCGAGCGGGGTTTTTTGTTGTCCGATTACAGGTGAAAAAACCGACACGAACCTATCGCAACCGTACCACAGCGTTCGATAACTCGTCGGCGTTCTGGAAATGACGGGCCAACTTCTCGCGGCCGATCAGACGTTGCTGATATTCGTAGTCCGCCATTTCGCTCTGAGAGAGCCTGTGATCGCCGTTGGCGCTGACAACCGTCATCGGACCTATCTCCTAGAGGTTTTCGATCTTTCGGATCAGCCCGATCAGGGCCTGAACGTCTTTGCGCAATTCAAGCGAAGCCTGCTTGCCCCCGTTTGCGGCCTTGAACACTTCCATCAACACGACGACAGCGCGCTTGGCACGGCTAATCTCGCCTGGGCTGATTGTGGTTTCGGCAATCACGGGGCGCTCTCCCTTGTTGATAATCCGAGGTTACTCCGTGTCTTCGGTTTCATCGTCGTCCGTGATGCCAACCATGATGACTGACAGCGGCCCCTTGGCAAACATCAGAGCAGCGATCTGCTCCCAAAGCTCCGACGATTTCAGAGCCTCGACAGTTTCATGCTCGATGATGATCTGCGTCTTCATGGCTGAGATTTCTCCACGTTTCAAAAATTGCCACGATCTTGGGCGTCCAATGTCGGGCGGACATGCTCAATCGCCCGATCCTTGCTCATCGTCCGCCAATCCGGCCAGTCGCGCGCCTCGTTCCGCGATTGCTTGCCCTCGATCATTCGGCACGCCATGGCCGCGACTTCGTTAGGATCGCGCCTCACGCCGTTGCAGTATGCCAGACGACGAGTCAGCCCATCGAGCGCCAGGATCACAACGTCAACCCACTCCTCGCTCTCGCCGTTGGCATCCAGCACCTCGACCAGCTCCTTGCGGATGTGATCAACAACGCCCTTGGTGCGCTCGCCGGGGCCGAACGTGGCGTGAGAGAACGCCATCTGGCGGATTAGGTGCTGCTGCAAATCCAT